CGCCACGTTGCGCCCGGCCTGGTTTATGATGGGCGATACCGAGGTGAAGGTGGTGGATGGCGAGGAACACGATCTGCGCTTCCTCGATCCGCGCCCCGCACTGGTGCTTCTCAAACCCAAGGGACGGTTGCTTCAGGGGCCGATCCCGATGGTCCGCGAGGGCCTGATCCTGAAGTTGATGAAAACCGCAAAGGAACCAGTCGCATGACCGACACCAGCAAGCCAAAGTCCCGAAGGGGCTTCGCGGCGATGGACCCCGAGAAGCAGCGCGAGATCGCTCGCCGGGGCGGCGCCGCGGTGCCTCCCGACAAGCGCTCCTTTTCCCAGGATTCCGACCTCGCTTCGGCGGCGGGCCGCAAGGGCGGCGAAGCCTCCGGCGGCGGGAAGCGGAGGGCCTGATGCTCTGGGCTCGGCTCGTCTGGTGGTGCTTCGTCGCCATCATCACCATCGGCGCGATCTGCGCCGGCGTGGAGCAGATCTGGACGGGCCGAGTCCCACTCGTCGATGCTGTCCCCTTGGCCGCGATAATGGGCTGCGCGAAACTCGTATGCGAGCGCATCCACCGCATCCTGACATACGAGAGGATCAACCGATGATCAGCGGCATCTACAAGCGCTCGGAGGGCCCGGCGCCGGAGGAGTACCAGCGGCTCGGCGATGAGGTCCACGGCGCGACCATGGCGATGCTCGAGGCCTTCAGGGCCCGCGAGCACGGGGACAATGCCGGCGACGTGGGAGCGCTTATGCAGGGCGCGCTCAGTGGCGTGCTGGAGTTCGTCGTTGCTCCGATGGGCCCCGAAGTACCCACCTCCCTGATGCGGGACAAACTCCTTGAGGTCTTCAACGGGCTGATGAACCAGACCTTCGAACAGCGCGACGAAATGCACTTGCGCTACGCGCCCTGCGAGGGCCAGGCGTGACCATCCAACTGCCCGACGGCGTGTACCTGCGCGTCCCCTTCGAGGAGTACGTCGAGCAGGACGCCCTCGGGGGCACCGACAAGGCGAAACTCTGGACGCACCGGGAAGGGTGGTGGTGGCAGAGCGCCCACAACCCATTCCGCGGGCCGCGCAAGTCCACGCCCGACCAGATCTTCGGCACGGCCCTGCACGCCATGCTGCTGGAGGGGCCGGCCGCCTACGAGGGCCGGTTCTGCGTCAAGCCCGACAAGGCCGATTATCCTGACGCCCTCACCAACGAGGACAGCATCCGGATCGCGTTGCGCCAGGAGGGCATCGCGCTCTCAGGCACGAGCTCGTTCAAGGTCGAGGACTGGCGCGACGCCGCCGAGGTCTACCTGCCCGACCGGCCCGTCTGGGCGAACGTCATGGCGGATTTCGAGCGCCGGTTGATCGGTCGCTCCGCGATCACCGCCGAGGATGACTTCGCCATCCGGGCCATGCGCTCGATCGCCACGATGGACACGCCTGAGAACCAGGAGATGCGGGAGCTCCTGAGCGTGGGCTCGAAGTTCCCGATCCTGTCGGAGGTCAGCGTGATCTACACCGACGACAACGGAATCCGGCACCGCGCGCGCTTCGACAAGCTGCTGCCGATCGTCACCGCAGACCTGAAGTCCATCCGCGAGTGGGAAGGTCGCACGTTGCAGAGCACGCTGGACGGCCAGATCAAGATGCTCGGCTACGATGTCCAGATGGCCGATTACCACGTGGCCCGGCAGGCCATGAACAACATGCTCCTTGAGGGCGAGCACAATCTTCACGGGGGCGCCCAGGAGGAACGAACCCACCTTCTCGCGACCGCCGCATGGAACCAGACAAACCGATGGTCATGGGCGTGGGTGTGGTTCCAGAAGCCCACCAGCGCCGGCGCGGCACCGGTGCTGCTTCCCCAGCGCGAGGCCTGGCAGGGCCCCTACCACATGGCGGGCTTCCGAAAGCGCCACGTCGCGCTCGAGCTCTACAAGCGCTGCATGAGGCACTTCGGCCCGGACGTGCCCTGGGGACGCGTCGAGCCCGTGCACTGGCCTGATGAGGGCGCGGAGCACCGGATCCTGCTCGGCGACCGTGATTGGGGGCCGCACGACCCTGTGGCTGGCGAGGCCGAGCACTTCGGCTACGCGCAATGAGCAAGGACGCCGAACAACGCGCGCTGTGGCCGATCACGAGCGCCATGACCTCGTTTGCGCGAGGATCGGCTCTGTCGATCATCCTTGGCTCCCAGATGCGAGTCCGCCTTTACCCGGACGCCCAAGGCCGGATGCGAGTGCGGCTCGCCGAGTAGGCTCTTGCAACCTTCGCGCTATTCTCTACTGTAGCGCTGGCCACGACAATGGAGACCCAGCATGGACAGTGCGAACCCGCGTGAGGTGCTCGGCGGCAATCACCCGCCGCTCGATGCCCCCGACCAACTGGAGCCGCGCCTGGTCCGCGATTTCGCGCCGCTGGTCAGGGAGGCTGCGCAACTGGAACTTGATCGCTTCTCGCTCCCCGAAGCGCCGGCGACGGACGCCGAGAACGCCACGCTCAGCGACATGGTGCTGAAGCTCAAGAACCTGTCCAAGCGCATGGATGACCTGCGGATGGAGAGCGGCCGGCCCTACCTGGACGGCCAGAAGATCGTGAACGCCTACGCCAAGACCCTGACCGAGCCGCTCGGCGCCGCAGCTGAGGAACTCACGAAGAAGGTCGGGATCTACAACCGCGCCAAGGCCGAACGCGAAGCCGCCGAGCGCCGGGAGCAGGAGCGCCTGCAGCGTGAGGAAGCCGATCGCCTGGAGCGCGAGGCCAGGGCCAAACGCGAGGAAGCCGAAGCCCAGCAGCGCGCAGCGGACGAGGCCGCGCAGCGGATCCGGCAGGCCGCCAGCGCCGAGGAGCGCGCTGCGGCCGAGGCCGAGATGCGGCAGGCCGAAACCCACGCCGAGCTCGCCCGCGATGCTGCGGAGACGGCCTCCGAGGGCGCGGCCAAGGCCGACCGTCGGGCGGATGCCCACGGGCGGGCCGCTGACGGCGATGTGGGTAAGCTCTCGCGCGTTTCGGCTGGCGGCTCGACATCCACCATCACGACCGTCTGGGCGCACGCGATCAAGGACGCTGAAGCGCTGATGAAGAGCCTCGGACCCCTGGGGCCCTACATCTCCAACACCGAGATCAGCGCCGCGCTGAGCCGCGCCACGACCGAGCAGGCCCGCGCGGGTACGATCGAGACCTTCGCAATCCCCGGTGTGGGCTTCCACCGCGACACCCGCACCAACATCCGTTCCGCCACGCGCGGCAAGTAGGAGCCCCCATGTCCGACGACGCCCATCAGACTTCGACCGCGCTCACGGTTGCGCAGCCGCGGCAGGTTCGCATCCCGGTCGAGGATGTCGTGCCGGTCTATGACACCGCGCGCTTCGAGCAGTACGGACGCATCGCCGCCGTCATGGCGCGCTCGTCCCTGGTGCCCGCCACCGTGCGCGAAGGCGACGGCGTGGCGAACTGCTTCCAGGTCGTGGAGCTCGCGGATCGTTGGGGCTACAGCCCCTTCGCCGTGGCGCAGTGCGCGAGCGTCGTGCACGGCAAGTTGATGCTCGAAGGAAAACTCGTAGCCGCAGTGCTGGAGTCGAAACTCGGCATCGAGCTTAACCACTACTACACCGGCGAGTGGGGCCAAGACGATTATCGGATCTTCGTCACGGACAGCGTTCTGACGCCAGAACAGATCGACGGCCTGAAGCCGCACATCAAGATCCCCGGCGTGAAGATCATCGACGGATCGGTAGGCGAGTGGAAGACCTGGGAAGGCAAGGGGCCGGAGAAGAAGGCCAAGGGCAACTGGCTCGCGCAGCCAGACGTGCAGCTCCAGTACCGCGGTGATCGCACCTGGGCCAGGCTGTTCAAGTCGGCCCTGATGCTCGGCGTGCTCACCGACGACGAGGTGGAGGACTTCGCCGATCGCCAGGAACCCCGGAAGCTCCTCACCGCCGGCCCTGACGTCGCCGCGCTGGACGCCGCCCGCCAGACGATGGTTCAGCCGATCACCGACCCCGCGCCCCCCAAGAGCCTGCCGGAGCCCGAACCACAGTCCGAGATCGCCGCGCCCAAACCTGCCAAAGAAGAGGCCCGTGAGGCCGATGCTGAACCTGATCCTCCCGGCGCCGCAGATGCGGAAAAGACGACCGCGCCCGCGGGCGAAGTCTATCTCCTGGCTGGCGAAGAGTCCGGCGAAGACGGCAAGCGCACCACCTACAAGAACGGCATTCCCTTCAGCCGGGCCTCCGACAAAGCCGCCGGGCGCCTGAAGACCTTCGACCTTCACGCGCCCGAGGTCGCCGAGGAAGCGCGCCCTACCGAGACGGGTTCTGCCCAAGCTGCGGAACCCCAACCGGCTACGTCGGCCTCTGCGGACCCTGTGTCCGCCGCTTCGCCGGATCCGGAGGGGTCTGGCCGGGAAGCCTCGGCCCCCGAGCCGCCGGCGCCGGAATCCGTTGAGGACGACGGGTCGGCCATGCTCGGTGGCGTGGAAGAGGAAGACGCCGTCCATCCGATGATCGCGGCGAAGATGGAGATCGACGGCGCGAACAGCGCACAGGAGATCATGGCCATCATCCAGCGCGTGGCCGCTAGCCAACCCTTCAGGGATACTGATGAAAAGGGCCGCATTCTGTTCCGCATGGCCGCGTGGGAACGGTACGTGGTGCTCAAGAACAAGGGCATCGAGGACGGCGTGGTCACGGGCAACGTGATCATCTTCGCCCTATGGGTCGAGTTCGGGGCGAAGACAAAGGCCGAGATCGACAACCTCTGGGCCACTTTCTACGTGAGCGAGGTCTACAAGGGCCTCAACGACGGCTGGAGGCGGGCTCTTGCTGTGACCATGACCAAGCGAAAGGCGGTGCTATCGTGAGTGAAAAACCCGTCTGCTGGGGGCTCTGGGACGCCACCAACAAGAAGCTGGAGCATAAAATTTACCAACGGCAGGAAACCGCCGAGCGCGGCGCCTTGGAGCGCTCGAACCGCTGGAAGACCCTCGTTGCAGTGCCACTGTTCATGAAACCCGCGGAGCACGCGTCATGAGCGCCTCAGCAGCACACGCCGATGAAGCCGAGCGCCAAGCCCTGGCCGCCGCCGGGGCCGCGCTCTACGCCGCGATGGAGCGCATCGTGGATGCCAACCCGTTCTACGCCAACACGCCCCCAATCGAACGCGGGGCCTGCATCGGGCGCCTCGCGATCCAGGCCCTGGCCGACGCCGTTTGCGCCCACGTCGATGGCGGCCGACCGCAGACCTACGTGCTCGTGTCCAGCATGGGCCGCATCCTGGGCCAGATCATCTACGGGCAGCCGGGCGTGGATCCGGCTGGCGCCCTGCAGCTCCTGCAGACCGAAATGATGACCGGTCACCGGGATGTGGAAACACTACTCAAACCCGTAGGACGGACATGATGGGTTCGACCTTCCACCGAACCTACGAGCGCGACGACCGCGACACTGAAGTCGAGGTCGAATTCTGCGTCGAGACGTGGGGTTCGCCACCGAGCGGCGAGTTCGGCCCTCCGGAGGACTACGACCCAGGTGAAGGACCCCTCGTCGAACTCGTCCAGGCCCACACGCTGAGGCCGGACGGGAGCCACGCCGAGAAGGTCGATCTCACCCCGACCGAGATCAAGCGCATGACCGACCACTTCCTCGAAAACCCTCCGGAGCCTGCGTATCCCGATGACGATTAAGGCGCGCCCGCTGCTCTTCAGCCGTCCGATGGTCCACGGGCTCCTCGAGGATCGCAAGACCCACACACGCCGCACGGTGAAGCACGCGGCCCTGGACTGCCTCGACAACTGCGGTTTCACGCCCGCGGACATCGCCGACCAGGCCAACGGCCTTTGCCCCTACGGATACGCCGGCGACCTGCTGTGGGTGCGCGAGACGGGCCTCCCAGCCTACAAGGCCACGCCGGCGGACTGCGGCTGGGTGTACCTCGCGGACTACGGCTACCAAGTCGGCCTGATCTCCGAGCAGGAGGCCCGGGGCTCGTGGACGTGGCGTCCGTCGATCCACATGCCGAGGATGGCATCGCGTTTGACGCTAGAGCTCGAGGAGGTCCGCATCGAGCGCCTGCAGGACATCAGCGAGGACGACGCCAAGGCCGAAGGCATCAAACTCGACAAGGGCGTGGGGTGGTTCCAGATCCCCGGCACGCACGACTACGTCTCGACGGCGAAGAAGGCCTACGAGCTCCTATGGAGCAGGATCAACGGCCCCGAGTCATGGGCGGCCAATCCGTGGGTGTGGGTGCTGGTCTTCAAGGTCCACCACGCCAACGTCGATACGGTGATCAAGGGGACGGCCGATCTCATCCGCGCGAAGGCCGACGCCCTGGAGGAGTTCGCGAAGCTTTAACCCCCCGTCAACCTTTCGCCGCCATTCTGCGGCCCGGTCAGCAAAGGAGCCACGACCATGACCATCGACGAACAGATCGGCGCGAACCTGCGCCACCTCCGCGAGAGAGCCAAGATGAGCCAGACGGCGCTCGGCCAAGTGCTCGGCGTCACCTTCCAACAGGTCCAGAAGTACGAGGGCGGTCGCAACCGCCTGTCGCTCGCCAGCGCGCTCAAGATCGCCGGTGCGCTGGGGATCTCCATCCAGGCCCTGTCCGCCGGCGCCGCGCAGGGTTCGCAGACCTACGACGCCGGCTACCAGGACGGTTCGCGGGACGGGCGTGCGGAGGGTATCACCGAGGGCATCAGCCGGGCCCTCGCGCGTCTGCGACCTACGATCACGGAACTGGAGAAGTCGGCCTACGAGATCAAACCTGACGACACCGTGGTGCCGATCCGGACGCACCGATAATTTCGGTCGAATTTAAATTCCACGAAAAAGGGCCCGGAGCGCTCCGGGCCCTTTGCTTTGGCGCAGGAGCGGGGGCTACACGCCCGCGCCGCTGCCTCCCGCCCCATCCGCCCCGCCGGCAGGCGCGCCGGGCTCAGCGACCACCGGAGCGGCGGCGGCGACCACGGCGAGCGAATAGGCGCCCTGCCCCACGGTGTTGTTGGCGTCGTGGGCCTGGATCCCGAACTCGAAATCCCCGGCCGTGGTGGGCGTTCCGGAGATCGCGCCGCCAGAGCTCAGGCTCAGGCCGTCGGGCAGAGCGCCGGACAGCATCGAGAACGCCAGCGGGGCCACGCCGCCGGCGGCCGAGATCACGGCCGTGTAGGCGTCCCCGACGGTCGCCGTGGTCGGGGACAGGGCGCCGAGCACGATGGTGGTGGGATCGCCGCCGCTCGAACCACCGGGGTTCGGGTTCAGGACGCCGGCTGCGGAGTCGTCGGACGTGTTGCGGGTCTCCAGGGCCGTCACGCGGTCGGTCAGCGCCGTGAGGTCGACAGGCGCCGACGGCGCGCCCTCGAGGGCGGTCACGCGAGCCGTCAGGGAGGTCAGGTCGGACGCAGTGGCGAAGTGGGCGTCACCCTCCTCGATCGCGGTCACGCGGTCGGCCAAGGTCGTGGCGGCCTGTTCGTCGGTGGCGATCTTAGCCTCGTCGGCCTGGATCTCGGTCTTCAACTGCTGGAGCAGTTGTTGGGTCTCGGCGTCGTCACCGGCGACGCGCTCGAGCAGGTTCACGATGATCGTGATGGCAGTCATGGGGTCTCCTTCGGATAGGCCAGCTTGGCCGGATCGGAGGAGACTACTGTTTCACGACGACAGCAAGACGCCGGATCAGGAATCCAGTTGCTTCCGCAGCGCGGCGGTCTGGGCGTTCAAGGCATCCCATTCGGCCGCCGTCGGGTCGCGCCCTTCGGCCTGCATGGCCTGGAGTTGCGACACCGTGGTGGTGATCAGGCTGCTCACCTCTTCGGTTGCCGTGATCAGCGTCGGGAGGGCCTGGAGCAGTGCGATGGCGAGCGCGAGGGCGTTCATGGTCACTTCACCTTGAGGGAGTTCGCGATGGTCTGGAAGGCGCTCACGGCGCTCTGCGCGGCCACGACGTCCGCCGCCAGCGTGCCGGCGTTCGTGCCGTTGCGGACCTGGGCCTGCGCGGCCTGGAGGGCGTCGTTGGCGGCCTGGTCCGCAGCCTGGATGCGCGTCACCGTCGCGGCATCGGAGCAAAGCACCGCGCCAGGGCACGGCGGCAGCATCTTGTACGCGATGGCGAGCGACAGAGCGGTGTCGTAGTCGCTCTGGATCGCGAAGACCTGCTGCGCCGGCGTGAGGGGTTTGGGCGCCGGCTGGCCGGGTTGCGTCGCGCAGGCCGCGAGGGCCGCGCAGGCGACGAAGATGAGGGCGTGGCGGATCATGTGGAGCTCCTAGCTCAGTTGGTAGTGCGGGCCATCGAGCAGCACCGGCGCGGCGTGCCGGGACTTGTAAGCCTGGACAGCAGCTTCGAGCCCCGCGGGATCGCCTGGCAGCGCGCTCATGAGGCGATCCCACGAGCCCCCCCAAATGATCTGCACGCTCGCCTCGGCCGCCGCTTGGCGCATCGCCGCCGCGATGGGGTAGATCAGCGGCCAGTCCCAGGTCGCCGCGCCGTTCTCCCAGGGCACGAGGTCGACCGCGTGGCCGTAGCCGTCGGGCTGGACGAGGTGCTTGGAGTTCAGCGTCTTGCTCCGACCGGCGGCGACCGCAGCCTCCTCGTCCGCCAGCGTCCGCACCCCGCATGTGACGGTGAAGTCCTGCGTCGTGATCTCGATTGCGCGCTTGACCAGCGCTTCGAGGATCGGGTGGACGCCGCCGAGGTTCCGGAGCGAAGTCGGGCCGAGGGCGAAGGTCACTGCGGCGGCGCCTTGCCGACCGGCGACACCAGTTGCCGGGTGATCAAACCCAGCACCGCGGCGCTGAAGGCCAGGGTCGCGCCAATCTGCTCGACGGTGAGGTGCGCCCCGAAGGCGCAGACCAGCGCGAGGCCGGCTTGGACCACCGCCTGCGCAGCGACAGGCTCGGAGCGGATGAAGGAGAGCATGGACACCTCCGGCTCGGATATAGCCTGAGGTATGCTGCTTCGCCGTGGCGTGGCAACTAGCTTCGCTGCAAGCGATCCTGCCTGAAGCGCACCGCCGGATCCGTGACGAGGGTCTCAACGAGCCGGGCCACGTCACCCCTCATGTCCCTGACGGCGGAGTCGGTGTTCCTCGTCCGCTCGTCGATCCTCGCGAGCTGCTCGCCGTAATCGGCGATCTTGGCCGTATCTTTTTCCACTTCCACGAGCCTCTGCTTGAGTTGGCCGTATCCAATGGCCGCCCCCACCAAAGCTATAACGCCCGGCGCCGCCGTGAGGGTCATCACGATTTTCGTCCAGTCCATTATTACCCCCGGCAGGATGGAAAATGCCTCACGGCTCAACCCTCGGTCTTGCCGTAGATCAATGAAACCCGAGCGCGCCTCACGGGTGTGGGCGGCGGCGCGGGAGTGTTGGTGTTCACGATCGCGTAGATCACGAGTTTCGAGACCCCCACATCCCCCGTGGTTGTCCCCACGGCGACGAAGGGGATCATCTTGGTGACGTTTTCGGTGGCCATCAGGCGATGCTCTTCATGCCGGCCTCGATCGTCGCGGCGGATGCGGGGTCCCACGTGGTCCCGGTGAACGGATTGACCGTCCAGCTGGCGCAGCAGGCCTGAAAGCCGAAATCCAGCGCGATGGTGGGGCTGAAATAGTTCGTCCCGTTGGTCCGAAGGGCGACCTGAAGATTGGCCGACGATCCGGAGGTCTTCTGCGCGCGCGCGCCGATCATGACGGCACGGACGTTGTAGGTCCCCAGGGATGCGCCGGTCTGGTAATAGGTTCCGACTTGGTTGGCCGCATCCGAAGTCACCGAAGTCGCGTCACTGAGCACGATCTCGTTGATGTTCCCGACCGCGCCGAACCAGTCGTCATTGACCGCGCTCACCGCGTTCTCGGCAATCGTGACGAGCGAGTCTCCGATGTGGGATATCGTGTCGTGGATAATCTGTGACCAGCGCGTCGTAAAGCCCCCGATGGCGCCGAGGTACTGCACCTGGGTGATGCCGCTGAAGTCCGAGTGATCCAGGCCCGTGACCCGGAAGATGTTGGTGTTGGCCAGATAGCCTTCCGCGATGCCGGACGCGCCGGCCGCGATCCGGAATCCAAAATGGTTGAGCGTCGCGCTCACGAGGGTGAAGGACCCCACCGTGGTCATGACGCCGCCCTGCAGCGTCTGGAGGGTCCACGTCAGCGGGCCGGAGCTCACGACCTGAGCGACGACCGTCGCGCCGTTGTAGAAGAGGATCTGGTTCCCGCTGCCCCCGGAGCCGGGAAAGAAGACGCCCTGCTCCCAGAAATCCGGCGCGGCCGCCCAGGTCGGCGACTTCATCCCCGCCGAACCCACGGACATCCCGATCGAGCACCGGGAGACCAAGGAATCGAAAGTGCCGCTCGTGGTATCTTCGATGCAGCCGTTGTCCTGCGGGTCGAAGCTGGAAAGCTCGCCGCCGCCGTGGGGAAGGACTGTATTCGCGCTCATCCGACCACCAGCCCCGTGATGGTCCAGAAGGAGTTGATGAAGGTCGCGTCGACCGAGCTTTGCGCGGCGAAGACCAGATAGTCGTTGGCCGCCATGTTGATCGCGGCCGAGCCCACCGTGGAGAAGCTGAAGACGCCGGTGGTCTGCGCCACGGTGAGGGTGCCCACGTGGTCGCTCATGCCGTTCTGGTAGACGGTGATCGTGAAGGCGCCGGCCGTCGGAGCGCCTAGACAGAAGCCGGCCGCCTTGGCGAAGCCCGAACCCGTGCCGTCAAAGTTCGGGAAGACCTGGAGCGGCCGCACGGTGATGAACGTACCCATCACTTCGTTCGACGCCGGCGCGACGCCGCCCAGGAATTCGAAGGGTTCGTCGAAGTAGACCGTGTTGGTGGCGTTCCACGATTCCACGACCGGGTCGGCGGTCCAGATCTCTTGCGGCGGGTTGATGCCGTCGTCAGGGCCAGTCAGCACCACCTTGTAGGTGATGTCGGGGTCAAGGAAGATCGGGGGGAAGATGCCGCTGTCCAGGGCCACGACAGGGTTGGCGTTCGGCGTCGTGAGCCCATAGTCGCTGTAGGTATTCGCCCGGGTGTTCGTGCCGGTGACGTAGAAATTCAGGAGCGCGCCCGGAATGGGAGCGCCCGCCGCCGTGAACACGCTGGGGTATGGCAGATAGAACCGCGGCCCGCTGGCCATCTCGCACTCCGATCAGAGAGAGGGAGGCGCGGTTCCTTCGCCTGAGAGGGAACCTAATCCGGTTCGCGCTGTTGACGCAACCTACTGCCCGGCACGAGCTGCCGTGGCCGCCCGGTCGCGGGCGAACTGCTGGCGCTGCTCGTCGTTGGCAAACCGCTCGAAGTCGCGCAACTGGCGCCCCGACATGCGCAGGCCGGGGTTCTGCGCCACCCTGACGTAGTAGTTCTGGAGGCCCGGCGCGATGCCGAGCTCGGTCATCTTCGCTCGAGCTCCAGCCACGTCCCCGGTCTTGATCTGCCTCTGGATTCCCGACATGGCCTGCTGAACCTGGAAGTCATGCTCGTCCTTGGCGGCGTAGTAGTCCCCGATCGCAGGGCCGCCGGGCGCGCCCTTGGAGACCGTGATGCCAGCCACCGGCAGGAAGGTCTGGAGCGCCGCAGTCTTGCGGTCCACGCCAGGGCCGCCGGCCATCATGTCCTTCGCGCCCTGGAGTTGGCCGGTCGGCGCGATGGACTCGAAGGTGTGGCCGATCACGCGCAGGACGTTCTTCCCGAAGCCCCCGAGCGTGTGGTCATAGGGATCGTAGACCTTGCGACCGAAGCCCTTGTCGTTGGAGATGATCTCGTCGGCGAGCTTCGCATAGGGCGACATCTTCTGCTTGAAGGTGGTGATCGGCTGCGTGACCCAATTCTCCAGATCCTCGATCGTCTTGCCGGTCGGAAGGCGCCCGTAGACCGCCGTGCCATCGGACTGGTAGCGGAGCAGGAAGCGGTTCCGGTACTTCTCCTCGTTGTCCCACGGCGCCTGGAACTTCTGCTGTGTCAGCCACGCGACCGCGCCTGCGGCGAGCAGCCGGCCGGCGATGGAGAAGCCGAAGTCCAGGGCCAGCATCGCGATGGCTTTGCGTCTGGCGACCCCCTGGGCGTTCTGCAGTTGTTGCGCGCCAGCGTCGCGCTCGATCTGGCTGCGCACGTCCGACGGGAGGCCCTTCGTCAGATCCTTGTAGGCCGCGAGGTTCCCCAGGGTGAAGGACCGGCTGAACATCACAATGTTGGCGAGTTGGCGCGCGACCTTGCTCATGCCCTCCATCGGGAGCGAGCCCGCGTAGCGGTTGGCGTAGTGCGCAGCGATGCGCTGGGCGGTCTGGTCGGTGATCCCGAACTGGTTGGCCTTTCGGCTCAGATCGTCGCGGATCTTGGTGTAGAGGCCCATCTGGAGGTCGCCGATGCGATCCCACAGGAAGGTGTTATGCCAGAGGTCGCCGAACTCATCGACCTTGGCCTTGACCGCGTCGCCGGCCGCCTTATCGAACAGCCCCGGGATGTAGCCCAGCACCTGGGAGGTCCACGAGCGGCCGGGCGTGAAGGTCGCGCCGTTGTTGGCGATCGAGGCGGTGTCGATCTTGTCGAAGTGCCTCGTGATCGGCACCAGGCCGGCGTTGATCGCTTCGGCCATCGTCTCGGGATCCATCTTCGCCCGGAAGCCGCGGCGATAGGCCTCGAAGGTCGCGACGCCCACCGGATCGGCGGCGAGCGCCCGCCCCCAGATGACGGCGTTGTGCATCAGCGGCGAGTACATGATCACGCCGAGGGCCTTGGACTTGAGTTCCATCAGGGGCCGGATGAAGGCTCGGTCGATGGCGCCCGGCGGCATCGTGAGCACGGCCTTCAGCGGCCCCTCGAACTCCTTCGAGATCCACAACGGGTTGGCCTCGAAGACCACGTCGCCGTTCTGGTCCACGGCGGTGGTGATCTTGCCCGTCTCGGCATCTTTGACGAATCGCGGGCGCCAGACCTGAAGCGCCGGATGGTCCATCGTGAAGTAGTTGTCCGACGGGCGCTGGCCCTCCACGACCAGAGGCTCGCCGGTCTGGCTGGAGAGCTCCTTGATGCGATTGACCAGCGTGCGGCCCGCGATAGCGCGCTCCAGGCGCTGAGTGGCCAGGGGGAGGGTGCGGATGTTCCGGACCACCGTAGCCTTGTCGCCGAAAGCCTTCTGCGCCGCGGCCTCGGTCTCTGACGTGAGCTCATACTTGCGCTGCCGCAATTGGCCGGTGGTGGTCGAGAGATTGCCCCCTTGGCGTGTCTGGCGCGGCGTCGTGCGCTCCAGCACCTTGGGCCCGAAGGCCGTCATCTGGACGACCATGCGGGGCACGTAGGACTCCAACCCATCGCCTTTCACCATCCCCAAGGCCTGCGCTTCCTCGAAGGCGGCATCCGCCCGCCGTTGGAGCTCGAGCACCGCGGCGCGCTCGGCGTCATCCAGCCGGTTGAGGCCCTGGCCTGGGCCGGACTCTTCGCCGCGTCGGAGGATGACGCCCTCCTCGTCCGCGGCTTCCCACATGCGGCGCTGCTGCTCGTCGGTGAAGCGTCGGTCGAGCCACTTGTCGAGGCGCTCGTGCTGGAAGTCCGCGTTGCGCAGTGTGTTGGCGAAATCCTTGGCCGCCGCCTGGGCGCGCCCGGAGCCGGCCGCCATCGGGTTCACCGCCAGATTGACGGCGTCCTTCGTCTCGCTCAGGGCGTCGACCATCGGATCCGGCAGGGCCTTCGCGGCCGCACGCTGAAGCCGGCGTCCGGTGGCGCCAACGCCGCGCCCCAGGATGTTGTTGATATGGTCGCCTACCGCGCGCGCCTCGGGCGAGCGTTCCTCGTCGGCCGGCGGACGGGCGAACGCCGGCGTGTCGTGGTCGTCCACCCGGTTCACCGGGTAGGACTCGCGCCCGAGGCGCCGCCCGATCTCGCCGCTCTCCATCCGGCTGAAGATGTCGGCCGCCGAGGCTTGTTGGCCGAAGGTCCGCTTGGCCATGTCCCTGATGGCGTCCAGCACCTTGGCGATCCGCTGGAAAATTGTCTGAACGAGGCCGGAGAGGCCGCGCTCGCCATCCCGGCGCCACTCGCGGAAGCGCTCGGCGATGGACTCCTCGAGCTGCTTGCCGCGCTCAAAGTCGCCGTAGCGCTCGGGAATCTGATAGCGCGACCGCCAGTCCTCGTCCGAGGCCGCGCGTTCCAGCGCCTCCCACTCTTCCGGACGGATGACGCCCGCACTCCGCAGCGCGTGCACGGCCTCATGTCGGCCGATCCCCACCGCATCCGGGCTCTCGATCGACCAGGCCACGAGATGGCGCAGCCCGTCGCGCCAGGAGACACCCATTGCCCGCGCGCCGGTCGCGGTTTCGGTGATGCGCCGGGCCGGCACGACTTCGGCGAAGGGGGCGATCTTGTGGATGGCTGCGGCGATCCGATCGGTGAAGTCATTGTCGCTGCCCTGCTCGATCCTGACGCCGCGAGGCTGTGCGGCCGCTTCTCCGCGCTCGGTGCGCTTGAAGAGCGGCAGGCCGCCGGACGCGGCCTCGCGCATCGCGGGTGTGATGTCGAAGCCGGGTTGGGACAGGCCTTCCTGCGCCTCCTTGAGGCTTGCCAGATGGCGCACCTCTTCCTCTTTGGCGGCTTGGGCCACGTGCGGCCTTGTCTCGCGCCAGTTCGGGTCGATGGCATCGCGGCGGCGATTGGCGGCCTCCAAATCCACCAGTCCGCGACGGGCGTTGTATTCCATGTACTCGCCAGACGGGTTGGCGATCCGCTTCTCTTCGACCTTCGCCCCGTACTTCCTGATCAGGTCGTTTGTGATGTTGACAAGGTTGCGGTCGTAGAAGGCCTTCATGCCCTCGCCGCCGATCTTCACGTCAAGACCCTCGAGGTGGCGCTCGCGCTGTAGCCAACCGTGGCCACCGCGTCCTTCACGCGGGTCGGAGGCGAGGAGTCGATCAGCCAGCGGCTGTCCGATCAACTCGCGGAGTTCCTGTTCGCTCGCGAGTTCGCGGCGCATGACCTGATTTCCGGAGGGATCGCGGACGGTCAGTGTGCCGTGCCGGAACGGGCCCGTCATGTCGGCGCGGCCGATGCCGCCAGCAGCATTGTCCTCCAACGTCAATCGGCCGACGTGGTGCGAAAGGTCGTATCGCTCCGCTTGTTGATCCCCCGTGGTCCACGCCACCCGGTCGAAGTCGTGGTCGACGGCCCACTTGATCGCACGCTTCATCACGAGCGCGGGCCAGGAGGATTTGAAGGGGGCGTCGGGGATGCCGCCAGGATCCTTGGCGCGCTGAAGGGCCTGCTGCATTTCGTTTGCGTGCAGTCGTAGAGGCTGAATTGGCGCGGCCTCTTGCCGAAGCTGGTCTCTCAACTCCGCGTTCGCGCCATCGCGGAAAGCGGGACTGCCAAATGCCAGGTTGAGGATGCCTAGCGACTCGTCGGGACTCATCGTGCGCCAGTTGTCGAGCACGTGCTGCACCGTGTTGTTGTTCAAGCTGGCACTGAGCTTCTGCCGCTCTTCCGCGACGACGTTGAGCCGGTGATATTCTTGGTAAAGGTCGGCGCTACCGCCGGAGCCCCCGCTGGCCCTATAGACGCCTAGGGCAGCGTCGCGCGCCTCCCGAGCCGCTGCGGCTTCGTTGGCCAGTACGTCGCGGCGCGACTCAATTAGCGGGACCGCGCGCTCGAGGAACGGCATCGCTGCGGCGCGCAATTCGGCTTGGGCCGCATCGTATTGTTCTTGGCGGAGGTCGATGGTCTTCTGATCGGGCGGCTGCCGATACCCCTGATCCCGTCCCTTCTGGTGCCAATCCGACTGGATCTCCTGCACGAACAGCACCTTCTTGCCGTCCGGCGCCGTGCGGGTGTCAAAGCGCACGTGGGCCATGACGCCGGGCGTGTCCCAATGCGTGGCCGGCGGATTGGCCTCCTTGGGGAGGGTGAGGAGGAGCTCGCGGTAGTCTTCGCCGCCGGGGAGGGTCCAGTCGCCGAATTCCGTCTGGCCGCCGTAGCCCGAGCGCGCAATGGTCTCATCGACCATCCGCCGATGTAGGTCGTCCTGCGCGGCGCCAGTGGCTCGGCTCCTTTCCCACGCCTCTTTGCCTTCGGCCGTTGTGCCATCGTAGTCCAGGCGCTCGAGTTCGGCCTTCGCGGCCTTGTTCTCCTCAACTAGGCGTTCCCACTCGTCGCCGTAATCCTTGATGGCCTCTTCGTCTGGGGGAATCTCCGACATGCGCTTGTCGCCGAGAATTCGCTCCTCGACCTTCACCCCATTGTCCCGCACAAACGCCTGCAGGGCTTCCTTAGGGACCTTCTCGCCCTTGAAGAGGTCCAGCCAGTCGTTGACGCCGGTCCACTCGAGCTCCTCCTTCTTCAGGCCGGGCGCGTTGCGGATGGTGGCTTTCCACTGCTCGGGCGTGGCGGCCTTCAGCGTCGAGGCGTCGATGTGGCGCTCAAGGGCGGAGTAGAACACCGGGGCCTTGGCGAACTTGGCGTCGGAGACGTCGCCCGCGTCGCGCAGGAAGGCGTCGCGCTGGGCCTCGCTCTTGAACTGGAAACCCGGGATCGCCCCGCGGCCGCGGAAGGACGAATAGTAGCCGCCGTTCTTCTTCGCCAGCCCGTTGAGGGCGTTGTATTCCTCCGGGCTCACGCGGAGTTTGGCGGTCGCGACATAGACGAGCTCGCCGGTCTTGCCGTGCAGGGTCTGGCCGAGGTCGAAGCCGCCATGCAGAGGCTTGCCAGGCTCGGCGGCCTGGGCCGCGGCGGGCGCCGGCTGCTGCTGGCGCGCGGTCTCCTCGGCCTCCTGCACCTTGGGCGCCAGGCGCTCCTTGATCGAGGCGTGCTCGAGCCGGTCGAACAGTTCGTTGATGTTCGAGGCGTCGGCGTAGTCCCGCTGGGTCTCCTGCAGGTGCTTGGCGAGATCCGGGGTGTTCTGGCGTTCCAGCACCACCACCCGGGCGCGGACCTTGGTCCCCGCGCGCTCGAAGGTCGACGTCGGCAGGTCGATGTCCGCGACCTTGTAGACGCCCTTGGCGGCGTCGGACTCCATCAGCTTGTCGAACTTGCCGTCGGTCGCCCCGCGAGGGATCAGGGCCACGATCCGGCCGCCGTCCCGCAGATGGTTCATCGCCTTCTCGAGGTGGTCGATGGCCGTGGCCCCGGCGTGGCCGAACGGCGGGTTCATCACGATGGCGTCGAACTTGTTGACCGGGTGGAGGTCCTCGAAGCGCTCCTGCAGCACCCGCGCGCCCGGCGCGTGCAGGCCGGCTTTGGAGGCGAGTTCGGCCGACGGCTCGATCAGCGTGCGGTCGGCGGTCTCGGGGAAGAACCGCGCGATGGCGCCGTGGCCCGCGGAGGGCTCGAGCACCCGTTCGCCCGGCCGGATGTCCGCCCACTCGGCCATCTTGAGGCCCAGAGGCTCGGGCGTGGGGAAATAGTCCAGGCCTTCGCGCTGGTCGCGCCGGCCGGACTTCTTGGCCTCGGCGAAGTAGTACGAGCGCGCCTTCTGATAGGCCGTCACGGCCTTGGCGAGCTCGAAGTCCGCCTGCTTGCCGCCCTTGCCCTCGCCGGGTTGCGGCGGCAGGTCCGCGCTGTCCAGGAAGGCGTTGATGAAGGATTCCCGCAGGGTGCGGGCCTGCTCGCCGAGCGCGAGGTTCTCCGCCGTGCCAGCCCGCTCGGCGATTTTGGAGGCGAAGGCGTATCGCTCCCAGGCCGTGCCGGTGTTGAGGTAGCGCAGGATCGCGTCGGACTTCTGGCCCAGACGGTAGATCCGCCCTTCCTGCTGGATGGCGGCGGTGGGGCGCACCGGCAGGCCGAGGTTGATCAGCGCCCGCTGATGCTTGCCGCTGGTGTCGTGCAGGCTGATGCCCGCCTGACCGGCGTCGGACTGCACGATGATGAGGTTGTGCGGCGATCCGTCGGCGTTGAACTGCGCCTTGGCCCGCTCGCGCATGCCCTTGGACACCGTGCCGTTGTAGATCAGCGCCTTGGGGAAGGCCTGGGTCAGCTGCGCGATCGGCGAGGGCAGGTTGGCCAGGTCGCGGTCGATCTGCTCCACATAGGGGTTCTTGGCGGCGAACTCCTCGTGCAGCTGCTTCATCTCGCCCGGTCGGCCGCCCCGCATCTCCATCTCGGGGTGGTAGGCGAACGGCGAGAAGCCCCCGCCTTCGTTGAAGTTGTGGAACACCACCACCTTGCGCCCGAGGGCCATGTGGGCGCGGATGATCGGGATGGCGGCCTTGGCCTTGATGGCCTCCAGAAGGCGCGCGCGGTTGAGGTAGTTGAAACGGCTGTCGATGGCGTCGGCGAGGTTGCGGTACTTGCCGTCCTCGGCCGAGCGCAGGAACTGCAGGGCCTGGTCGATCTTCTCGCCCACGCCGGCGTGCACCAGGGCGAACTTGCGGTCGTAGTCCTGGTCGACGTTGAGCACGCGGCCCGAGAGCGAACCGGAGCGGCGCAGCCACTCGTGGAACTGCCGCTCCATGATCTCGGACTCGACCGCCGCCTCGGGCTTGGTCAGCTTGTTGGACCTCATGCGGTAGCCGAAGTGCCGCATGAAGAACTGGTCTTTGGCCGAGCCGACGTTGTAGCCGCGGCTCTGCGGCTCCGGCCCCCAGTCGAACAGGTAGCCGTGGGCCCACTCGATGGACTTGTCGTAGGCGAACGGGGTGGCGGACAGGAACGCGGCCTTGGGGCGGTCGAGCGCCTTGAGCTCCTCGACGCGGGCCTTGGCCTTCTCGTTGAACCGCTCGTAGGCCTCGCGCCAGCGCTGGTACATCGGGCCGGAATAGACGCCCTTGGGCGGCTGCAGGGCGTCGACCTTGGCCTTCTCCGCGCGCATTTCCATCTCGGCGCGTCGGTAGAGGCGATTGGGGTGCAGCGTCAGGGCGCGGAAGCTCCGCAGGGCTTCGGTCTCCGAGCCCTTCTGGTCCGACGACAGGGTGTGGGCTTCGTCGGCGATGACGAGGTCCCAGGTGCGGTCCGCGAGGCTCTCGTTGGCCGCCAGGGCGGCGTAGGTCGTGCCCACCGGCCCCTTACCGGCGCCAGCGGTGTCCTCCAGCACGTGGAAGGGAACGCCGAGCTTCTCCATGGCCTCGGCCCAATGCGACAGGATGCCCTGGCTGGGCGCGATCACGAGGATGTCGCGCTTGCCGGCGTCGTGAAACCGCTTCGCCAGTCCCCCTCCCGTGAAGGTCTTGCCGGTGCCGGTGCCGTTGGTGAACAGGACGCCGTGACCCTCCTTCTCGTCGAACCGCTTCTCCGCGAAGGCCACATCGCCACGCTGTTCCGGGAAGAGAAGCGGAAGGGCGCGCTCGAGCTCCGAGGAAACCGGCGGGGCGCCGACGCTCTCGGCGAACGGATGGGCGTCCGCAGCGACCGGCTCTACGTGGGCGGAGTCTGTAGAAGCCGCTGCAAGGTCTGCTGCTGGGAGCCGGTTAGGCTGAATTCCTTCGTCGCGAGCAGGGCCGCTTCCGCCGGGCTCCCCACGTCCGGCAGGCTGTCCTGCAGCCCGGGGTTCTGCCTCGCGTGCGCCTGGAGCGCCTGGTTCTCCCACAGGAGCGGCGCCACGGTCAGGTACGCCGAAGAGGTCTTGCGATCCACGCCCTGGGCCGACATTGCCCCCTCCCGGGCCTCCAGGGCCTCGTTGAGCTTGTCCTGGCTCAGCGGGAAGAGGGCCCTCGCCATAGGCGTTTGCAGCGGCTGGCTCGCCGCCACGTCGTTCCAGATCCTCGACGCCACCTGATACATCGCTGCGGACTCCCGCCACGACCTGCGGCGTAATCGCCTCGGTCGGGGTCATGCCCTCGGGTTTGACGCCGGGGTAGTGACGGACGGACTCATACCACATCTTCAGGTACGGTCGCGCGGCTTCGCCAAGGTCTTCGAGCATAGCCTTCGCGTAGTCGCCGAACAGGCGCGCGCCGGCTTCGATGTGGTAGCCCGCGAGCTCGACCCCGTCACGGATCAGGTCGGGATCGAGGCCAGCGTTCAGCTGGTTGCGCAGCTTGTCGCGCAGGCGCCGCCGGGCCTCGTCGGCTCGCTCCTTGGTGAAGATCGTGTTGTTCTCGCCGTAGCCTTTGGGCTGCGCCTCCGCGGTCGCCTGCTTGGCCTCCGGGGTGGGCGCGGTAGGCTTGAGGTCGAACAGGCCAGCCTCGGGCGGTGGTGCGAAGAGGCCCTCGTCCGCTTCCTTCTGCCGCATCTTGGCGCGGATCGGACCTTCGCCGCGGGCCTCGGCGGCCTGCTTGGCTGAGCGTTCGCCGCCGGGGATGAGAAGCTGGTCCGCAGGACCGTTGGCGAGATCGACGCGCTCGGATGGCGCTTGTCTGCCGTAACCCACCTCCGCTATGGCCGCTCTGATCTTGTCGATCACGGCGTTCATCCAGGGCGGCCGCGAGCCGTCACGAGTTTCGGCCTGCTCGGCTCTCCTCAGAATGTACGCAGCTACATCGGGGCGCCCATGTCGGATCGCAGTGCGAGCGTCGTCCGGCGCGTCGTCCACCGCAAAGCCGTGCCCGAGCGCTCGGCGCATAACTTCGCGCATGGGATCATCAGGATCGGCGTGGTCGATGTCCCGATAGTCCGCCATCTCCTCGTCCGTCGCCGGACGCGGCAGTTCCCCTAGTTGATCCGGCCGAGGTACTTCTTGCGGATTTCCACCACGGCCTGCTGCGCCCGGACCATGTTGTCCAAGATCTTCTTCCTCTCGGGCGATACGCCACTCATCTCCGCCAGGCGGCTCAAAAGGGAAAGGCGGGTCTGGCTCGCCTTCAGAGCGTCGGCCGGCTTCAGCGAGCCACTCGTGCTCTTCGGGGGTGAGGACATGGTCGATCCGATCTTCGTAGTGGTCGGCGGTCCAGCCGTCGGCTTCGCCTTGGATCGCTTCACGTTCTAGCACATCGGCGAGCAACTCGTCATGGGTCGCATCGGCGCGCGGTTGCACTCCGAGTTCCTGCGCTCTGGCGCGCAAGGCCTCGGTCTCTACGGTGTGGCTCAATACCTCCTGACCGCGCCACGCCGCGAGCTTCGCCGCCGCAGTCTCAAGCGCATCGCGCGGTTGGATGCCCGCAGCTCCGAACTGCTCTTCAAGGTCCGCACGACGGGCGAGGACTTCTGGCAATTGAGATGTCGGATGGTAGACCCGCTGGCTTCGGTCGCCGCCGGCTGCGCGCTCGCGATCCATCAGGGCATAGAGGTCGTTGATGCTGTCGCCGGGGTTGGTTCCCGCGAGATCATCCGCGGCGCCGGCGCGTTCACCGAACCAGCCGCGCTGCTGCAGAAGTTCGCGCATCCCATCAGGCGACAGGCCGGACTTGTTGTTGCGCAGGCCGGGCAGGCGATAGCCCTCCAGCGCACGCTGGACCTCGCCGATCGGCGAACCGTCCGCCTCCTCGGTGCGAATGCCGCCGAGGTCCCGCATGGCCTGAAAGAGGCTGTAGTCCCTGGGCGCGGCGCTCCGGAACTCCTGCACGTCCGCGATAGCCTGCGGCATCTGCTCCAGGGACGCGCCGTGGGCCACTCGCTCGCCTTCGAAGGTCTTTGGCAGCGTGACCGTCTGATCGTTCGGCGTGACCACATCGCCCGCGGGGGTCTGCACCACGGCGTGGGAGCCGCTGGTGTCGATCACGACGCCCTTGGCGAGGCCCTCGGGGGTCTGGAACAGCACCGAGTCGCCCTCGGCCGGCGCCGCGCCGGGCGCACCCTGGCCCGCGTAGGCCCGGATGGCGTCGGTGCCCGGCATGGCCTCGGGCGACGGCGCTGACGCCGCCGGTTGCTCGCGCGGCCGCAGGAGGCCCTTGCCGACATTCCACGCCGCGCCGCCGACGTCGTGTCCCCCTCGGATCAGCACATCCCCCACCGCGCCCTGCGCCATCGCCTGGGGCACTTGGTCCGCCCAGTCGCGGTCGGGGTCGTAGGTCTGCCGCGCGACCACGTTGCCTCCGACCCGCATGGCCCCCATCAGGGTGGCGTTGCCGGCCGCGCCGGCGGCGTAGCGCGCGCCCACCCGCACCGCAGTGTTCTCCACGCCCTTGACCAGGGCCCCCGCGGCATGGCCGACCGGAACCAGCCCGAGACCGCCCTGGATCTCGGCGTTGGCCGCCGCGGCCTGGCGGGCCACTTCCGGGGGGGCCCCGTGGGCGATGGCGTCGTCATAGGCCTCGCCGTAGCCCTGAAGTGCGAACACGCCGGCTCCCGCCGCCGGGTTGACCATCGCGGCGCCGAACGCCGGCATCATCTCGCCGGCGCCGTGGGCGATGGACTCCGCGACGTTGCGGTTCTTGGGCGCGATCTCCTCGCCTGCGACCTGCCAGGCCTTGGCGGTCGGCTCGACCTGCGGGCCGACGGTCTTGGAGTTGGTCGCGACCTCCTGCTGCGCCTCAGCGCGCTGCTCGGGGGTGAGTTTGATGATCGACTGCCCGAGGACGATGTAGCCGGTGTCCGCGCCCTGCTTGGCCGCCGCCTGCCCGGCCGCGTCGCCCCACACGCCAAAGTCGTGGATCAGGTCGCCGATGGTCTTGACCGCGCCGCCGGCGGTGGACATGCCGAGGCGGATCACCGCCTGCTGGAAGCCGAGGTTGCCGGTGGGCTTGGCCGACGGTGTCGCCGCGCTACCGTCGCTGACGACGCCCCACGGATCGTCCGCGCCCTGCTGCGTCACCGCCCACGGATCATCGCCGGGCGTCATCCCCACGTGGACATGCGGCCCCTGGGTCCCACTGGCGCCCTCGGCGAACACGTGGCCGGTGGGCAGTCCGGCGCTCTGGAGCTTGGCCACGGCGGCGTCTTGGCTCATGCCCTTGACGGTGATGTCCCGGGCGCCCGGCGCTTCGATGTCGCCGGCGTTGTGCGGCGAATTCTGGCCGGGGGGAACCGTCTGCGCGCCCTGTGCGCGGAGCGCGTTCTCGCGGCTCTGCGAACGCCAGCCACCGGTCTGCGACCAGTTGCCGGGGCCGAAGGTCTGGTCCATCGCGGCGCCGAAGTCCGCGTCGTTCAGGTAGCCCGAACTCGCGCCGGGCCCGGCGACGACATCCCACCCATCGGCCATCTACGATACCCTGACGGGCTTGCCGTTCTTCCTGGTCCAGACCTGCCCGTTGCGGAAGGTGGTGTTGACCCCTTCCTTGAGGTTGCTCAGGGCGCGGGCGGGCGGCTGGGCGTTTGCGCCACCTGCGCCACCTTGCGCCACCCCACCTTGCGGTGGTGACGCAGAGTTGGCCGCAGTGAGCTCGCCCGCGATCTCGGTCTTGCGCTGCTGGATCCAGGCCTGCGCGGGCACAGGCTTGCCGTCCGGCCCCGCGGGCGGTCCGGAGAGGCTGACGGCGTTGTACTCGGTGGTCGCCTGCTTCTCGGCCGCGAGGTCGATCTGCGCCGCCGTCATGGTCTTGGATCCCGCGCCGCCCGCGTAGGCCAGGGCGCCGGAGTCGTCGCCAGGGTGCGTGGCGAGCCACGCCTGGCGCTTCTGCTCATAGACCGAACCCCGACCCGTACCCGGTCGCTGGAGGCCCTGCGGACCACCCTGCTGCATATCCCACTGGCCGGTCTTGGTGTTGAAGGACCACGCCTGCCCCTGGTTGTCCGTGTAGGTCTGGTAGCGCCCCGAACCCTGGGCAATCTCGGTCGCCTGAGGGGACGCCGGGTTGGACTGGTTGACGGCGTAGAGATTGCCGCCCACGTCCCTGAGCTCGGCGGGGATCTGAGGGCTAGGGATTCCGGCCTGCGTGCGCCCGATGCGCGCCGTGAGGTAGTTTTCCACGGGCCCGTAGGTGGCCTTCACCTTCGCCAGGAGGTTCGGCACGTCCGAGGCCTGCACGCCGGCGACCTGCAACTGGCTGTAGCCGAGGTTCACGGCCTCCTGCTGGAGGGTCTGGAGGGGGTTGCTCGAGCTCTCCACACGCCGCGCCGCAGCCAGGTGCGCCGAGGCGTTGTTGAGGGCGTTCTGGAGCTGCTGCGGATTGGCCTGGGCGAAGAGGCGGTCGTACTGGCTGGCCTGCGCTCCGTCGCTCACGCCGGCGAAGTCCCCGTTGACGCCGGCGAGGCCGCTGCTCGGGGCGTTGCCGCCGTTGGCCATGTCGGTCATCGCCGCGCCTGGGGACTGCGCAGCGTAGGTGAGCGCCCACCGCTTGGCCATCTGCGGGTTGTAGCGGCCCTTGTACTGCGCGGCCTGTGGAGCACCGTTGTCCACCAACTGGTCGATCATCTTGTCCCAACGCCCGTGTGGATCCGGCGCGTCGGGATCGAAGGTCGCGAAGTCGTTGGCCATCATGGACTGTTGCGCGGCGGTGATGCGGCTGCGCTGCTGCGCCTGCTGGACTTGGAGGTCGAGGGCCGACCGGGTGTTGGACAGGTTCAGTTGCTGAAGTTGGGACTGAAGCACCCCGATCCGCGCGGGGAGGGCCTCGCGATCGTACTCCGCGTTCGTCTGGTCCTGCTGCACGCGCGCGAGATCCGAGGCCACCTGAGTGGGCGTTTCGACCCCGAGTTGGGGAATGGAGGCCTCGAAGATCGCCACGGCTTACTCTCCCATGTCACCGGGCGCAGCGCCGGTCGGCATACCCCCGGGCGGCGCCGACATGGCTTGGCCAGGGTCGTCCATCGGGCCGCCGCCGGGCGGGAAGGCCATCGGAGACTGCGGGAAGGCCCCGGCGGGCGCGGGCTTGAGGTGTCGCATCCTGATGTGAGGCTTGTCGGTCGAGCGACCGCCGACCTTCGGAATGGGAGTGGCCTTGCGGGCAGAGGGCTTCATCATCTTCTCCTAGTAGAGACCGTCCCATGCGGCCTGAATATCCGCCGGCGCGTTGGCCATCGTCATGGTCGTGCCGGAACTTCCTCCGCCGGGCCACCACTTGTTGGCCAGCGATCCCAGCTGCGAGAGGCCGGAGTTCAGAATGTTGCCCTGGGAGACGGCGTTCGCGGCGTTGACCGCGCCGGCGCTCGCGGTGGTCTGGGCGATGCCCTGCCCCGCCGAGACGCCGTTGTTGCCGAGGCCTGCGGCGGCGTTCTCCCCGAGGTTCGCGAAGCTCTGGAGCGTCGAGATGTAGGGTTGCCAGCCCTGCTGGAGCGCGTAGTTCGTGCCGTACTGCTGGGCGGCCTTGAGTTGCGCGCCGGAAAGAAGCAGCCCGGAGCTCGCCGCCGAGCGGTCCAGGGCCTGCTGCCCTTGCTGCAGGCCGAATTGGTAGCCCGGAAACTGCGTGAGCGCCGAAGTGATCGCCGAGGAGTTGGGAGCGCCGGAGCCGCCGGAGCCGAAGCCAAACAGGTTGGCGAGTTGCGACATGGCGCTGCCGCCGGTCGAGATGAACGGCGAGAGATCCGACCGGGTCTGGTTATACATCGCCATCTGGGTCGCGTTGGCCTGGTTGGCGGCATTCTGCGTCGCCTGCGCGGCGTTGCTGGACGCGTTGGAGGAGATCAGGGCGCTTCCGATGGAACCCGCCGCGCCGAGGCCCCCGGCAATGAGGGCCGGACCAGAAATCGACGGCATCAGCCCGCCTCCCCGATGAACAAGCTGTAGGTGACCTGCGTGGCCTCCGCGCCGCGGCGCTTGAAGAACCGCCCGATGTTCCAGCCGCGGCCGCGCAGGCGGTGATGCGGGAAGATCCACGAGACGCCGTAGTTGCGCAGCATCTCCACGCTGGCGTCAAACATCTTGGCCGCGACGAGGGGGTGCTTGGGCAGCACGTACCACGCGCCCTGCTCGGCGATCTTGAGCCCCTTGGATTCCACGTCTGGGCCGGTCTGCCACGACAGGTAGCCGATCACGTCGCCGCCCTTCCTGGCGATGATGACGTGCAGATGGCTCGACACCGCTGCTTGGCGCATGAGTTCGAGGTCGAGCTCAAAGGGGCGTCTCGGATCCGGGCCGTCCACTTCCGCCGAGTGGGCTTCGGCCAGAGCCTTGACCTCGCGCCACAGATGGGCCGTCCAGGGCTCTTCGCCGACGGTGAGCTCACGCATCTTGGAGCTCCTTCGCGACGATGGCCTTCAGCCCCTGGATCTGGCTCGCTCGGGCCTGGAGGAGCTTGAGTTGCTGAACCATATCGACCTGGATGTTGAGGCGGTGCATCGCCTCCCACCAGGCCGCGTCCATGTGCTCGCCGGTGCAGAACCGGTAGAGGCGCTCGCAGGAGCCCTGGAAGCGTAGCGCGCCCCACTCCAGGGTCATGGTTCCCGGTTGCCGGCTGATCTGGCGCAGGAGCTCATAGCGGAGCTGCATCTCGCTCTCGACGCCCGTCAGACCGAAGCGCGCGAGGCTGGCGCACACCTCATCGACCGGCCGCAGGATGACGGCGAACTTGGCCTCAGGCATCATCCGGCGTATCAGCCGCCACGCGAAGGCCGCGCCGGTTTCGCACGTGCCGGCGAGCTCGAGGTTCAGCCGCCACGCGAAATCCGCCGGTGTGTCACACGTGACACCGATATCGTGACCCACCACGCGGCCGGGCGCGCCCAGGAAGGCGCTGAGCCACGCCGAGCGAGAACGGGGCAGCGAAAACACCAAAAACGGCGGTTGCTCTGCGAGCCTATCGCGGCAAGATGCGACTACGTTTCTCACAAGAGATACCCATGGCAAACATTCCGACCGCAGACCGCTTTTGGGCTAAGGTCAAAAAAGGCGATCCAGGTGAGTACTGGCCGTTTATCGGGCACGTAGGACCTGGCGGCTACGGTGCCTTTTCGCTCAGCAGCAAACCGAAGAGGGCGCATCGGGTCGCGTGGCTGCTGACCTATGGCCCGATTCCCCAGGGCGAGGGCTACCATGGGATGTGCGTTCTGCACCGCTGCGATTTTCGTGCCTGCTGCAATCCAACTCATCTTTTTCTTGGTACGCAGGCACAAAACAACGCCGACAGATCGGCAAAAGGCAGAAGCAGCCGAGGACACCCCACGAGCGGCCCGCGCGCCAGGGCTAACTTGACCGAAGATCAAGTGCGAGCAGCCTTTGCGATGAGGGCCAGCGGGATTTTGTGCCCAACGGTCGCAAGGCACTTTAGCATTACCGTCCACCAGATGCGGGACATCTGGCGCGGACGCTGCTGGGCACATCTGGGCCTGACGTCTAAATAGTTTCATGGCGTCATCAGCCTTCCGGAGCCGAAAAACGCCAGCACGCCGTCGACAGACGCTGCGGCCTGGATGGTGTCGCCCACCCCCAGGGTGTGGCCGATCAGTTGCCAGACGTCCCACGACTCCAAAGGCTGCAACTGGCGGGTCGGGCTGATGTTGTTCGAGGGGCCGTCAGAGCCGCTCGCGGGCACCCACCAGATCTGCACCGAGTAGGGCGTTCCGGCCTGCGGATTGGAGACCGTGATCTTGTCGATCTGCGTTCTTGAGGTCGCGGTGTAGTAGACGACCGCGACCGCGGTGAGGAATTGGGGCGCCCAAAGAGGTTGGATTGTGACCAAGGAACCAGGCTCCGAGAGTTCTCAGGCGGCGCGGTTCCTTCGCCGATGTCGCATCGCTATCACGGTTCGGTCGCGCAAGTCACGCCCAAGGCCACTAGCCCCAGATGTAGCTCACGATCACGTCGTCCACGCCGACGAGGAACGTGAGGGGATAGGTGTGGTCCATGTACTGCCGCGGCACGGTGAGGTAGCGATCGACGTAAGATCGCGCGCCCTGGGGCTCCTGATAGACCGGAAGGATGTTGGCAGGGTGGGCGAAGTCCTGCACGAAATGCGGCCGGCGCGTGAGACGCTCGGGAAAGACCTGCGCGCCGAACGGATGGTAGGGCGTCGTCTGCAGCGGAAGCGGTGGGCCGGAGTACCACTCCCGCAACTTCTGCCAGCGGCCGTCAGGGATCGGGAGCGGGTTCTCGTAGTGTCGGCGGACGTTGAAGGGCTGCGGGACGATGACCGCGTAGGCAATGAACTTCGATGTCGCGGAATAGCCCCCCACGGCGTAGATGCGGCTCGGCGTCTGCCAGATCCAACCGGTGCGCACGCCCACTTCCCATCGCCAGGGCTGCGGGTTCGGGAAGTCGTAGTTGTACGCCGGCAGCGCGATGACGTTCGACGTACCGGAGACCGTGGCTGTCTGGGGCGTCGGCGACGTCGAGTCCGTCGCGGTCACGGACCAGTTGTACGTTCCGACCGTCGTGCAAGTGCCAGATACAACGCCCGTCGAAGTATTAAGTGACAGGCCGGTGGGTAAGCCTGTCGCGGAATACGTGTAGGGGGCAACTCCACCGAAGGCGACGAAGATAATATTTACGACTTCGCTTAATCGGAACGTGGCGGGCAGCGAACCGCCCAGCGACATCCCCGTCGGGATGGCGGCGACCGGAGCCGATGCTACTGGACCAAAGACGGGCATTTCAGGTCGATGATCTGACTACTAGGGTGCGGTATTGGAAATGCACAGTTGCAGAGCTGTCGTTCTTATACTTGGCGGTGAACGTATTTGAGCCCGGAGTAAGTCCGGTCATGATGATACACCGGGATAGCGGGGCGTAGGCATTGGCCAGGGCGTAGGCATAGGCCGAAGCGTTGACGTCGGCGGCGGCAATCGTCGTCGCGCCCGACACTGCTATCGTCATATAGGAAGTGGTGCCTGTCGAGTTCCGATAGGTTAGCGCGCTAAACCAAATCTCAGCCGTCGTACCAGTGACAAGGGTTACGCTTGGGCCAAAAGTCGCCAAGTCGGTATATGATGAGCTCGCGGTAGTTTCATCTGGATTGGTCACCGCGCCTGCTGAGCAAAGACCGTCCGACGATCCCTGCTCAACCGCAATGGTGGCGCTTCCTGACAGGTTCAAAAGGCTTCCCGTCGAACTCTGGCGAAGCGTGCGGGTCATCGTCCCGCCGCCGCTCGAATAGGTGCCGTAGCCGGTCTCCCAGGCCGAGCCGTCCTCGATCAGGTAGGGATAGACCGTGCCGTTGATCGCCCCGGCCGCCGACCACGTCTGGTAGGGCAGCACGGCGAGACCGAGCGTCACCGTCCCGGTCCCTGGGGTGCTGGTGAAGACCTTCGCGCGGTCGACCGTCTGCGTCATTTATGCCGCCTTCAGACCGATGTTCACCGGGAGGTCCGACCAGGGCGCGCCGGTAGTGGGGTCGACTTCCCAGCTCTGGAAGTTGTTGTTCTGCCAGGTGTAGCCCATCGCGAAGGACGAGCCCCAGAAGTCCGTCGAGCCAGAACGCACCCCAGGCTGGAACAGCGGACCACCAAAGGCTGCGATCTCTGCCCTCGCGCGGATGCCCAGAGAAGTGATCTGCCAGGACCCGGCCGGAAGCGAACCGATGGTGTACTGGTCGATCAGGCCAGAGGCCGAGGCGCCGTCGTAGGTCGAGTCGTCGATGCTGATCTTGTTGACGTGCGAAGCGGCCGGCGAGCCCACGTCGAAATTGTGGGTGTTGCCGTTGGCGACTGGAGCGAGGGTGACGAGGCCGGCCATCCCGCGCGTGTCGGAGTCACTGACGATCACCTCGGACCAATAGATGTTGAAGGAAGAATTAAGGTAGGAATTGGAGCCAAGCTGCAGCCCGTTAACGCCGACGGTCGTTCCATCTGTCGTCACGTCCCCGACGTAGGAGAAAATCAGGGTGTTATTCTGGTAGATGTTAAGCATTCCGGTCGTAGAGTAGATTAGCTGAACGTCCATTTTCGTAACAGCGTTAGCTGGAATCCACTCCTGTCCGATGGTCCCGAGCGACGTCGCGGCCCCGGCGGCGTTTTGCTTGTAAACCGTACAGAAGGCCGCGCCGGTAGAACTGGATTCCACGCGAATTCGCGGCACCGCGCCATCGCAGATGCGCAGGATGTCGTTGGCATTGTTGTGTCCCAGGAACTGCGTCCAACACTCTGCACTGAGCCACAAGCTGGACGCGTAGGACGTGAAACTGTCCAGGGCTGACCAGAAAGCGCCGTTATGCACGCCAGGGTCCGCGTAGCCCACCAGTGCGCAGCGCGCGACACCAGAGCGAAAGGTTCCCGCAGCGGTGCTGACGAACGAGCCGCCAGACGCTGTGAAGTCCACATCCTCGCCGCCGTAGAAGTAGAAGACCGGCGTGCTCACGGAGCGCGAGCTCCTATAGTTGTTCGTAGATCAGGTGGGAGCCGATCGCGCCGGGCGTCCCGCCAGTGTAGGCCGACAGGCTGATCTCGCCGAGCGACGCCGCGTTGCCGTACATCCAGATCTCCTCGTCCGGCGCCGAGACCCATCGGATGATGCCCCCGAAGGCGTTGAAACTCAGGGCGAGGAGCTTCGCCGAGGAGGAGCGCTGGGGAACGGTGGTGGCGCTGATGAACGGCTGCGGCGGGCTCGAGAAGGCCGATGCGTTGTCGGTCAAGGGCGCGTCGTTCGCTGAGCCCGAGAGCGCGCTCAGAGTCGCGCCCACGGTGGAGTCCCGGGCGACGGCCATGTTGCACGGCGTTGAGCTCGAGGCCTGGCCGCCGCAGTAGATTTCCATCAGGCGGATGCGCGCGGTCGAGGAGCCGCCCTGAAGCGCCATGTAGCCCGAGTTGGTCATGTTGGTGGTGTCGGCGACGCCGACGGGCGTCCACGTCTGGTTGGAGAACGCGCGCTTAGACATGGTCGACCTCCTTCAGCCGCGTCTCGGCATACCAGTGATCTGCCAGGACCCGGCCGGAAGCGAACCGATGGTGTACTGGTCGATCAGGCCCGGCGTCGTAGCGCCGTCGAACGTCGAATCGTTGATGATGATCTTATTCACGTTCGACGCGGCCGGTGTCCCTACGTCGAAGTTGTGGGTGTTGCCATTGGCGACCGGAGGGAGGGTGACGAGACCTGCCATTCCGCGCGTGTCGGAGTCGCTGACGGGCGTCCACGTCTGGTTGGAGAACGCGCGCTTAGACATGGTCGACCTCCTTCAGCCGCGTCTCGGCATACCAGCGCTTGTCGATCGCCTTGGAGGCTGTGAGGTCGCCCTGGCCTTCGAGGTGATCCTCGTCCAGCGCCAGGAGGCCGATGTCCTGATCCTTGTAGACCAGGATCTGCGGCGCGCCGGCCGGCGGCTCGGGCGCCGAGTAGTCGATCTCCCGCACGCCGGACTTCACGTCCATGCAGGTCCCGACGACGCCGTGCACTCCACAGCGGTACTTCGTGCCGATCTTCAGCGGCATGGGATCGTCTCCAATGCTGGAAGCCCCTTCACGACGCGCTCGTGGGCATCGTCGATCAGTTGGGCAAAGGTCCGGCACGCGCCGCCGGAAGCGACCCGGATGGCCTCGCATCCGTCACAGATCAGGTGGTCGCACGTCGGGCAGTAGGCTCTGGCCCGGGTTCTCGCGGGGTTCATCACCACCACGCCATTGCAGTGCGAGCACGTGAAGGTCGGGCACTCGGCGACGGGCGCGCAGAACAGCGGGGCCGCGTCGGCCGGCGGCGGCGCGTGTCTGTTCTCGATGAACAGCCAGCCTTCCTTGGCGCGCTGCGTCTTCACCAGGACCGATCTCCCACAACCGCGAGGCCGAAGGGCCCCTTCATGCCGTTCAAGTTCGTCGGCGCCACGAGATCCAGGTAGTCGACCTGTCCGCGCAGGTAGGTGTTCGCCGTCATCGCGCACACTGCTGTGGTTTGCCCCGTGTGCCAAGTCGCCGTACCGACGGGGTTTCCGTCGATGGCCAGAGTGAAGACGGTATCGGCCCCCGGCGCGGTGCCGACGACGCCCCAGCTGCGGCCCGCGGTGATCGGGATACGCCAGTTCACCGGCGACGGCGCCCGCCCCATCGTCGCGCCGAGCGTCATGGTCGAGATGTCGCCCTTGGAGAACAGAACCCCAAAGGTGTGGTCCGGGGCCTGCCGCGGCGTCGTGTAGGCCCGCATGAGCGCCTGGTCGGCGGCGTCCTGGGCGATGGATTCCGCGCCCCCCGGACCGATGGTCGCGCCGCCCGGTTGCTCTTGGACGATGATGTCGATGATGCCGCCGCCGCCCTGGATAGCCGCCCACATCAACTGCAGGAATTCCATCGCCGCCGGCGTCAGCATCCCGTTCGCGCCGGTGAAGGGGAAGTTGAAGACCGGCGGCGGGACTGGAAACGATGCGATGACGGGGTTCTGCGGGTTCTGAGGCATCAGGGAAGGCCCGAGATGTCGGCGTGCGCCGCGATGATCGTCCGCGGGACCGGGTCGGAGACGTTCAGCATCCACGACATCTGGAAACCCTGGCCCTGGCTCATCCACCGCAGCCGCCGCTGGTATTCGCCGATCTTGCCCATCGACCGCCAGGGCTGCTGCATCGACCACGTCATGCCGCCGTCCTTCGATCGCTGGAGCATGATCTGCGGATCCGACCCCTGGCCGTTCGGGAGGCCGACGCCGGCCTGCACATCGAGCTCGAAGCGCGAGCAGAAGATCCGCTTGCGGTCGTGGTGCTGATTGACGGTCTGGATCTGCCCGATGATCTGGTTGCCGTACTCAGTGTAGGTGGTCCAGTCCACCACTCCGATGTCGCCGCCCTGGGTATCGCCCACCAGGAGGGTGTTGTAGGCGGCCAGCGGATAGGCGCCGCGCCAGCCGCCCAGGCTCGCGAACCCGGCGTCGAAGCTGTCGCGCTCGTGCCACTTGCCCGTCGCGATGTCATAGCAGAACGTCGCCTGCGCGGTCGGCAGGTACATGAAGATGAGCTTGTGGCCCTGGATCGTCAGGTGCGTACACACGATCGCGCTGAGGTCTGTCTCGCCGGCCAGGATCGTCTCGATGGGATGGGTGGAGACCCGGATAGGCACGTTGGCCTGCAGGCGGTAGAAAATCCGGTCGTTGGCCAGGAAAAACAGGGCGGAGTCGGCGAGCAGGATGGTGTGCGGCGAAGAGCACCCGTAGGGGATCACGCCGCCGGCGTAGCGCTGGAAGGGGAAATTCGGTGTGCCGGCGTCGTACCAGAGCTCGATGTGCGAGGTCGTGAAGACGTAGAGCAGTTGCAGGTTCTGCGCGGTGGCGACCACCTCGCCAGGCATCGCTTCGGCGCTGGCGAAGTCCAAGGCATCGTAGGTGAGGCCATCGTATAGCGCCGACAGGAACCACTCGTTCGTGCCCTTGCGGTCGAAGATGAAGTACCCGTCCATGAACGTGACGGTGTTGCAGGGGTAGAAGGCCGAACTCGTAATCGGCTGGAGGCCCGAGCCGCTCGTGTAGATCCACCCGCCAATGCCGTTCACGATGCACATCTGCTGCCCGTTGTCGGACATCGACACCGGACCCGCGCCGGTGATCCCCGTACCGACGCGCACCGCCGTGCCGCTCGCCGAGACGCTGTAAACCTCCGAACCCTGGACGTAGTACGCCACGTCGTTGAAGAGCCGGGATCCGCGGCTTGGCGCGGAGCCCGCCGTTCCCAGCGCTCGGATGCCCGGCGTCGAGAAGAGGGGGGCCTGCGATTTGGCGTCGGGCGGCTGGCGCTCCGTCATGAAGTTGAGCAGCCGAGAGTTGATCAACTGCGGCGCCCGGCTGCGCGCGCTCTCGATCGCCAGGAGGATTTCCGCCACGCCCTACTCCGTGTCGTACATCCACGAGTCCATGCCGAACTGAATCGGCTCGCTCTCGCGGTCGTAGGAGGTCAGGAGGTCGAAGTAGAAGCCGGCGCGTTCCTTGATCCGGTTGTACGTGGGCTCGGGCACCGATTTGCCCGGCGTGAGCTCGAGCGCTAGGTTCCAGAGGATCGCCGAGGCCCATTCCTGCGGGAAGTCCGAGGTGTTGGTGGGGTCCACGTAGTCTTGGATCGAGCGATAGCCCGTGAAGCGCACCGCCCACGCGCTGGTGTTGGCGACCGCCCACACGTAGAGCAGCCCGGTGTCGCGCCGCGGCGAGTAGAAGAACTGCGTGGGCGTCCCCGGTGCGGTGTTCTTCTGGGGCAGATCCTCATACTCCTGACGCGACATCACCGTCATGGGGATCTCGGTCATGCTCGACAGCGTGAGCAGCCTGGCCTTCGGGAGCTTCAGCACCCGCGGGGCGATGGACGACGGCGGATAGGCCAGCACATAGGCGCCCGACACCGCCGCGCTCGGCAGATCGGCGGCGAGCGTCACGACGTTGCCGGCCGGCGCGCCGTTGGCGGTCGTCCAGAAGGTCGCGCCGTTGGATAGGATGACGCCGAGGTTGATGCCGCTGGTCACGAAGGCGGCGTTCTCGAGCGTGATCGTGCCTGCGCCGGCGGCCGCCGGCTGCGCAAGCGTGAGCCGGGCCCAAGAATCCGCAAGGGAGCTCTGATCGAGGGTCGTGCCACCCAACTGGTACTCGGCCTGGAGCGGCTGGAGGAACTGGATGTACTCCTCTTCCGTCCAGACGTGCAGGCCGGTCGCCTCCCAGGCCTTCACCATCGCGTTGACGGTGAACTGGCCCTCCTCGTACATCGCGGCGGTGGGCTCTTCGTCCTCGGCGATTATGTCCATCTTGATCCACGCCATGCGGATCAAGGTGGTGATCGGGGGAGTGAAGTTCGCGACGCCGCTCGTGGCCATCTAGGGCTCCTGCGAGGCGGGCACGTTCATCGTGTCACGCGTGACAATGTTGCCTGCGGCCGCCGAATAGGGCAGCGGAGACGCGAGGGTAATGGCCGTCGAACTCGGCGCGCCGGAGACGGTGGTGAAGAAGTTCACCCCGTTGTCCATCATGATGCTGATCTTCACGCCGGCGTAGAACGGCGACGTGTCCTCGAGTTCCAGCATCGTGGCCCGCGCCGCCGCAGCCTCGGAGGTCTGGACGAAGACCGGCCCGATAAACTGATTGGGGGCGAGCGGCCGGGGCTCGGGCACGGACTGCTTGTCCTGCACGCCCCTGACGAGATCCTGCGGCTGGCGGGGTTCCCAGCGGGCTTCGTCGACGATGAGCCCGGTCCATTCCTTCTTCGTCCGCTCGGCGCGCGTCGGGAAGCCCGTGCGGTCGTCCGTGCGGTAGAAGGAACCCGGTCGGTAGTGAAGGTCGCGGCCCACAGGCTCCCCTAGCTCTGCGGGACGTTCTTCCGCAGGTACAGCACCAGCGACATCGTGGCGTTCGCCACGGCGCCGACCGTGGTGAGCAGGATCGAGCCTGTCGCCCCGGCCAGTCCCGCCGGCACCCGCAGACCGCCCATCCGGGCCCACAGGAAGTCCTCGGGCGCGTTGCCGAGCACGAGGATGTCCTGGTTGGCCGTCGCCTCCCATTGGACGCGGACCTTCATGTCCTGGACGTCGTAGTCGATGTTCACCAGGGTGGTGTGGATCCCCGGGTAGAACATCTGATTGCCCTGGCTGACCCCGTAGTTGCCCGAGCTCGTGGCGTCGTAGACCTTGAACCCCGACAGGCCGGAGCCGTCGGAGACCAGCGTGACCGACAGAACGACGTTGCGGTAGCCGTTGTTCTGGACGGTGATCGTCGGCGTATCGACCATGTGGCCTCTCCCCGGTTATCCCGGATCCAAGGGTTAAACCTGCGGCTGTCCGAAGAGGCCGGTGGTCGGGTTGGTGAGGAGGGCGCTCAGCGTCGGCGCGACGCTGATGATCAGGCGCTTGGTTCCGTCGGAGGCTGACTGCACCGCATAGGTCCCGCGCACGTCCCCGGTGGTGGTGGTCGCGGGGGTGGTGGTGTCAGCGGCGGTGAACCCCGTGTTGGCCGTGATCGCGGCGCTGTCCCAGTTGACGCTCACGTCCCCGAAGTAGGTCGCCAGGATCCCGAACCCGAAGATGTCCGCCGTGCCGACCGAATAGTTGTGCGCGTCGGAGAACTGCGGCGTCACCGAGGTGATGATCTTGAAGGCCTTGGTGGAATTCACCGTATTCGCGCCGGCCGCGACGGTGATCAGCTGCGACATCGCGAAGCCGTAGCAGTCGTAGCCCTTCACGAGGAAGTTGCCGCCGGCGCCCCCGGACACGCCGGAGATCGAGACGCAGCGGCCCACGTTGGTCGACCGGCTGTAGAAGCCCGTCCAGAAGCCCTGCGAGGTGCTCGGGGGCCCGAACATATGCACCGAGGGCCGCCCCTCGATGCAGCACCCAGCAGAGAGGCTCAGGCCTGGCACAGGGAAGAACGCCGGCGCCGAGGTGCTCAGCACCGTGATACCCGAGCCCGTCGCGCTCACGAGGGTCATGGGCGTGCCGCTCACCGCGTTCGCCAGCGCGGCGATATTCGCGGTGGCCGCGGTGGAGGGCACGAAGTTGCAGACCATCGGGTCGGCGGCGCCGTACCAGCCGATGATGCCCGGCATCGTGGGGCTCGAGCCGCGCTTGTTGTAGGGCAGACGGTGGTCTTGGATGCCCGAGGCCAGGAAGTCGAGGCTCGGCGCGGCGTTCAGCGGGAAGCCCGACTCCGAAGAGGCGAGACGTTGCAGGGCGCGGTGCATTGGCGCCCAGAGAGTCGAAACAGCGCCCATGGCGCATCTCCTTCAGCTACACCAACTCGACGCGCGGCGCGCGCCCGGGTGGACCCAATGTCAGGAAATGCCGCGCCCTCTGCCTCGCGCGACTGGCGACGCCTGTTATGGGGCTGAACCGGGCTGGCTGGCAAGGGGGGGTTCCGACCTGATCCCGAGCCGCCGGCTCGATGCCTCGCGCGTAGGCGACGGTCAAGCAAAAGGGCCCTGGGTTGCCCCAAGGCCCTCCTGCCAGAACCTGCGTGCGTTCGAAGCCCGCAGGATCAGCCTATCAGCTCAGACGCCGGGCGTCCCAAAATACGAGCGCCAGTCGGTCACACCGCAGCTGAAGCGCATGTATTGCGCGGCCTTGGCGTTCTTCGTGTCGAAGTCATTGTCGGTGTCGAACATCGGCTTGTCCCGCCACAGGAACCGCGCCCCGTAGGGGCAGTTCGTGTGGATGAACCAGGCCGTCGCCGACAGCAGGTAGTGGTTGGTCACGATCCCCTTGGGGAACATGCCCGAGGCCTTGATGACGTTGATCGCGTTCGTCGAGGTGTCGTTCTGGAGCACCGAGTTGACGATCCGCTGGGCGTCGTACCAGAGGGCCGGAGGGATGTTCAGGGACTGCGGGATCAGGGCGATCTTGTTGCCCCGGTAATCCTGGGCCTGCATGATCTGGATCCCGAGATCTTCGATCGCGGTTTCCGACAGGTCGGCCGAGCTGGTCAGGACGTTGGACTGGTTCCCCACCATGGTCGGGTGCGAGTTCGAGATGAGCGCGGCGCCGTCGCCGATGGGATAGGAGGTGTTGAAGGCCTGGTTGAAGACGTTCGCGCCCACGATCTCCTCGGTTTGCCGGCCGGCGAAGGCCAGGGCCGACGAACGACGCTTCGAGACGGCTTCGTAGAGATCGTCGCGGAGCTCTTCGTAGGTGACGATGTAGCCGCCGGCGTAGGCCACGTGGGTGTACCGCGTGACGGAGCCCTGGACTTCGGTGTCGTAGTTCACCGAAGCGCCCTGGTCCTTCTCGCGAAGCACCGAGAAGCCGCTGATTTCCACGTCCTCCTCGTAGGCCTTGTCGGAGGTCTCGATGTCGAACCACTCGGGGTATTCCTGAACGTGTTCGGCGTACTGACGCCCCCACCAAGTCTTGATGCCCGGCCACAGAGCCTTTGGGTGTGCGCCGGTAGTGATAACGCCGCCGAGAGCAGCCATTTGAGTGTTTCCCTTCTGCTCTGAGCCTTAGACGCCCGAGAGGCCCCAGATCTGCGGCAGGTTGAGGCGCACGACCCACACGGCGTAGTTCCCGATGGCGTTTTGCGCCCCACGCAGCAGACCCATGAGACGGACCTGATAGGTGGTGTTGGCGGATGAGGAGACGCTGGAGCTCTGAAGCTGCCAGGACGAGTAGCCCGTGACAGTCGAGCCGCCGCCTCCGGCGACGAGGTTGCCGTTCGCCCCAGGGCCCGTCCCGGCGGCGATGGCGCCCCCGCTGGAGTCCTCCTGGATGGCGAAAAGCTGGTTCGGGTCATCGGCGATCAGGCCGTAGGCCAGGACGCCGCTCTGCACGTAGACCGGGAGGTCGCGCGTGACCGTGAAGACCGCGTTGCCGTTCCCCTGCGGACCGTTGGTCAGCCCGATGAATGGCCCGGCGACCACGTGGGTGGCGCCGGCGGTGGCGAGCCCGACGTTCGGGACACCGTTGGCGTCGCCGCCGCCGGTGTAGACGAGGGGATCACCCAGGAAGACGTTGGCGGCGATCGCGGCGGGGAAGCACACCATGCGGCCTTGACCGCTGAATGGCGTCCCGTTGTCATTGATCGGCCGCAAGCCAAATGGAGCATTATTGTTCGACATGCTCAGATCCTTGCGAAATCGCCGAAGTGCTCATGCGCGGCTTTAGAGTAGGCCGCATGCGCCTCGTCGGCTGTTGCGTAGTAGCCGAGGCTTTTCAGGTCGCCATCCACGCGGATCATCGCCCGGTAGGGCTTCGTGCGACGCGGATTGCTGCTGAGAAAGACGCCCTTGACGGCGAGTGCCTTGTTCCTATGCACGGCCCGGTTCCGCGAGTTTTCCTTGAAAGTCGCGGCGCGCAGGTTGCCCCAACGGTTGTTCGCCTTGTTGAGGTCTTCGTGGTCGATGCGGTCGGTCGGCCACTGGCCGGCCATGTAGAGCCACGCGAGGCGCGCGGCCTGATAGCGCTTACCGTTGATCTTGATCAGCCAGTAGCCAGTGCTGAGGCTCAGCGAGCCAGCCACGTCCCCGATCCTGACGCCATTCGGACGCGCCACGCGCCAACGGAACACTACGGTCTCCGGCTCGTAGACCAGGAGACGACGAAGTTCCTCGGCAGTGAGCGCTGTATGGCGATCTCGGGGCTGCAAACGCAGGCCTCCATCAAGGATTTGCGGGGATGCGCGGGTGCTGGCCGCGTGACTGCAAAGCCCTGACGGAATCGAAGTGCGGGTTAGCGCTCGGCGATCCGAAGCGGAGTGCCCGCCTCAGTGGGGTCGTAGAACTTCCCCGCGTCCGCGCGTTTCATCGCGCCCTTTTCGGCATCGAAGGCTCGGTTCTTCAGGCCGTCCATGACGGCGTAGGCGGCGTCGTGCTTCGCATTCTGGTCTTCCTTCCAGAACACGAGCGGAAGCTCCATCGCGTAGGCCCAGAGAGCGTTCCTGTCTCTTCCGGTGCCGACGCAGCGCTTGATGGGTTTGCCGTCTGTGCCTCTGACGAACGCCCACCCAGCAGCCGTTGCTTCCTGAATACGGCCAGCCACGTTGTTGAACCAGTGCCTGTGATACCCGCGTCGGGTCGGAAGCGCAAGCTTCTGGCTCATCGCGCCGAGCGGCTTGCGGGTCTCGCGGATCCTGCGGATCTCTTCGGGGCTCGGGCCCTCGCCGTCGTCCTCGGCCGCTGCGGCCTCGGTGATGTCGTGGTCCGCCGACAGATCGACGCCCTCGAACTCGTCGGCCTCGTCGTGCAGGCCCTCGGTGAAGTCGACGTCGCCGAGTTGGGAGACGCGGGCGATGTGCTCCTCGAGCTCTGCGTCCAGCGCGCCGTCGTCGATGATGTCGTCGCCCGGATCGTACATCAGCGGCGGCGCGCTGCGGGACGCGGCGCTGTCGGGCACGCGCGGCCCCGTTCCGCGGGACTGGTTCTGCGGGCCAGCGGCGGCGCGCGGCGCGGCCTTCTTCGCAGCGGGCTTGGCGGCAGCGGGCGCCTTGCGATTACGCGTGACCATCAGGGCTTCCTCCGGCGACGGAGCTCGAGGGCGTCCGCCTTGGGGTTGGTGTAGATCTCCATGTACTCCGCCGCCGTGAGGCCGGGATCCTGGCCGCGCAGGCGCTGATAGGTGGAGTGCGCCTCGGCGCGTTCCGCCGGATCCTCGATCACATCGAAGGGCGAGCGCTGGCGAGCTCCGCCAGGCGCGATCGGCGCGCGGGACGGGGCGGCGACAGAAGCGGCGCGCCTCGGCGCCGGCACGGCAGGGCGGCGTTCGGGCACTGGCGGTTCCTCTTCGAATTCATCATCCATCCCGGGCGCGGGCTGGAAGTCCTGGGGGTACATCTCGACGAGCCGACGCTTGGCCTCTTCGAGTTGCTCGGCGACATCAGTGAGCTCCCGCTCGGCGATCACCGCGCTGTGGAAGTTGATGATGCCCTGCTTGAGGTGCGGCCGCTTGGCGTCGAAGAACCAACGGTTGATGGGATCCCGCGTGAAGGCCAGGACCGCCGGGTCGATGCCGCCTTGCGCTGGTGCGGGGGTTGGGGGGGCGGCTGCGGGCGTCTCGGGCGCCTCCTCCGCAGCGGCCTGGGTGCGCTCTACTTCCATCGCGTCGATCTCGGCGCCGAGTTGGTCGAACGCCACCATGTCGCCCTGCTCGGCGGCCAGACGCTGCTTGCCCTTGAGTTCGCGCTTGGCGCGTTCGTAGCCCGCCTTCGAGGCGCCGCGGGCCAGTCGGAGGGCTTCCTTGACGGCCTGCGCCTGCTCGGCGCTGGTGCGGCGCATCGTCTCGAGCTGCTCGCTCATCCGCGTCACCTTGGTGCTCAGGCGGAAGTTCTGATCGCGCAGCACCGGGAGCTCCTCCATGCCCTTCTTGACGAAGTCCTCGGCGCTCATCTGGTGCCGCGGGTCGCCGCGGAACTCGCCGGGAGGCTTCCACCCCATCGCGCGGGCCTGGTCCTCGATGCTGATCGGCGGACCCTCGAGGTACTCGTCCGTCGGATCCATCTCGGAACCGATCTCGGAGTCGTGGATCGCGCTCATGCGGCGTCTCCCTGCAAGTCGGCGAACTGCTCGTCGTCCGCGTAGCCGAAGTCCATCCGGGCGCCGATCATGTCGCACTCGATGAGGCGGTAGACCATGTCGTCACGTCCTCGGCACTGGATGCCGGCGTACTTCTCGATGTAGATTCGATCACCGACCCTGAGGGCTTCGCCGGTCCACGCGCGTCCGTCGCGGTAGCTTTTGAAGGCGCCGGGCCCGAGGGCGTAGATGCACGCCGTCTCCGAGGCCTCGTTCATCGCGTCGATCTTGGCGTCCGGCAGGATCACCCCGCCCGCCGTCATGTTGGCCATCATGTCCATGCGGACGAGGATGTTGCGGCCGATGGGCGTGTAGCCGGACGTGTTCACCCCGGTCCAACGCGCCGGGATGAAGGTCCCCTGCATGTTCTGCAGGAGCCGTTGCGGCAGGCTCGACACTTCAGCGTCGGCCCCGCGGGGAGCTTTGGTCACGTGCCTGGTTCCTCGTTTTCCTCAACGGCAGGCTCCTCGTGGAGCACGCCGTAGAACCTTTGGATGTCACTCAGACTGATTCCCCGCAACAGCCTTAGCGTTGCGAGCTTGCCGCGGACCACGTCGATGTTCTGGTCCTCGTGCTCCGCGCCGGGCTTCAGATGGCCATATTCCACGAGGTCGGCGGCGATCTCGCGCCAGTTCTCGTGCTGGTGGGACAGGAAGTCGAAAAAGGCCTTCGTGATGGGGCTGTGCATCCACTGCGCCCAGGACTCCTGGCCCATCTCTTCGAACAATTGTCTTGGGTCGAAGTCCACGCTCAACCCTCCATTGTCGGTCCGGCCGCGTCCGGCAACCCGCCACCGAGCGCATCAGCGCCCGGTGGTCCACCGGGCGCGGGCTTGGTGACTGCGGGCCCTGGGGTAGTGACGGGAGCCTGCGGGAACGGTCCTGTGGGCCCTGGCGTCGGCTGCGCGCCCGGTCCGGCGCTCGCGGTTTCCAGCGCGTTGAGCGCCATGTCGTGGGCGCGGTCCAGGGCGTTCTCGCGGGCCTCGTGCTGCCGGTCCATGTGGTCGCCGATCATGTCGGCCATGCCGGAGCGCCGCTGATGGTCGAGCGCCTGCGAACGGGTGTCGGCGTTCAGGGACTCGATGCTCAGGCGCAGGAAGTCAAGTTGGGCCTGGATAAAGGCCTCCTCGCCGGCGGTGGCGTTCTTGCGAGCGAGGGCCATGTTGAGGAAGGCCTGCGTCTGGTCCTTCATCTCCGCAGCCCGCATCTTGCCGAGTTCGGCTTGCTGCATGGCCATCGCGAACTGCGCCTGCTGGGCGTTCGGCTTGGAAAAGAGGTCGTCGATCCGGTCCATGCCAGCTGCGTCGAAAAGCCGGCGCCGGATCTCCACTTGGTCGATCAACGGGTCGCCGTTGAACTCCATGAGGATCTGCGCCCGCCCGAGCTTCTGCATGTCGGTGAGCATGGTCGGGTCGGCGATGGGCTCGACGCCGCCGCCCTTCTTGTAGTCGTCGGGCTCGATCTCCCGGTACTCGTCGCCGATGGTGTAGCCCTCGGCGGCCTGCACGTGGCGGCGGTTCAGGCGATAGAGCTTATCGAGCTCCGACTTCTCCGCGAGGAACACGCGCTTGTGGATCGCGGTGTAGATCTTCATGCCCTGTTCGATCAGGGCGAGCACGGTGGTGGGCGGTGCGTTGGCGATCGAGGCGTCGCCGGCCAGGATGTTGCCCGTGGAGGCGAGCTTCTCCGCAGCCTGGAGCAGCGTACCGAGGAGTTGGAACAGGACCGTCGAGGGGCCGGGGAACGGAATCGGGAACACCGACGCCCGGATGTCCACGCCCTTGGTCGTTACCCTGGTGTAGCGACCGACCTGGAACAGCGTCTGTCCCGACGGAAGCCCTAGCTGGTCGGAGACGAAGCCGCCCCCGGCGTTCTGCAGCGTGGCGGCGTCGAACATCTGGTTGACGGCCGTGTTGACGGCGGCGTTGAGGGGCTTGAGCAGGGTGCCGAAGCCGACTGGATAACAGCCGTCGTCCATCGCCGGCAGGAAGCTGTAGAGCGTGTACTTCGGATCGGGCTCGATCCGCAGGATGGTTTCGCCGTCCTCGGAGGCATGGACCCCGTCCTCGGCGTAGTTCGCGACAATGCGGACCGTCTTGGCCGACCGGAGGTGCACCGTGACGATGTAGGGCTCGGCGTAGCCATCGCCGTCGAGGTCCAGGCGGCGGTGTTGCTCGAGGTAGACGTGGGGCGAGTCCTCGTCTCCCTGGTCGGCCGACACCACGCTCTGGTTCCAACCCCAGGTTTCACCTTCTCCGCCGCCGCCCGGGCCATAGGTCTGCGGCAGGAACTCGTCCGCGCGTTCAGCCTCGACGATCTCATGCGGATACTTGAGGAGCTTCTCCGTGTGCCGCGGCGCGGCGTTGAACGAAGGCGCATGGTAGTTCCACACGATATTGGCCAGCGAAACGAGTTCGGAGCGGTTGCGGCCCTCCTTGCCGTCGTACCACGTCTTGCGCACCACCCCGCCGACGATGGGCAACTGGATCAGCAGCTGATCGGTCTGGTCCTGCCACTCCGGCATCTGGTGGAGCAACTGCCAGCTCATGTGCTCGCCGATGCGGTCGGCGCGCTTCCGCTTCGCGCCTGGCGGGACGAGCCAGTTTGGGATGGGCTGCCCGTCCGGCCCCGGGATCATCGGGAGCGGCCTGCCATCGGGCTTGCCGTCCACGGTCGCCGGCTGGCCGTCGTCCGATCCCCAAACGATGCCTTTGACCACCTTGCGGTTCTGGATGATCGCGGGGAACAGGCGGGCGTTGAACTCGACGGCGCTCTGGGCGATCAGCGGGTAGATGACGTTCGAGGCTTTGGGCCACGGAAACTGCTTCTGCTCCGCGACCTGGGTGGCGAACTTCACGGCCTTCTCGGCGCGGTCCCACCAGTCCTTCCGGCTGTTCTCGTCGATCTGAAAGTCCTCGACGATCGTAGCGCCGATCTGGTCGAGGATCTCGCCGTCAAGGTAGCGGGCGATGTTGGAATCGTCGATCTGCTCAACGAGCACTTCGTAGAGGCTGCCCTTGGGCCGCTTCAGCGCCGGTGAGCGGTCTTCAGGCTCGACCTCTGGGTCTTCCCCTTCGGGATCGAACTCCTCCTGATGCTCAGGCGCTTCCAGGCCGGTGGCGTTCTCGTAGTCGTCCTCGGGCCGGCTCACCATCGCGACCCGCGACAGGGAAGACTCGATTGCCATAGCGCGCTCCCAGCGAAGGCTGTTGTCCTGACTTGCGCGCGCTCGTGCGCCGTGTCAAACCAGCTACGCCGTGGTTCGGAGGCGAGCGCTCCGGTCTGCCCCCCATGCCTCGCCGGAGGCCTCGGGCCACGGCAACCCTACTTCCTGCGCTTGCGCCTCTTCACCACCGCGTTCGCTTCGCGGATGGCGCGGCCTTCATTCCCTGTCTTAGCCAGCACGCCGTTGGCGACATCGCGCCACTGCCTTCGTGCCTTCGCGCCTTTGGCCTTTTTGGTTTTCTTGGGGGCATCAGCCGGCGTCCAGGGCATTGGGCGCTCCTGCTCCAAGTCGGCCGGGGCGACCCACCCTTGTGAAAACCCCGACCGACCCGGTTAGCGAAGCGAAGCTAGACGATCCGGCGCGCCTTGTGAACCGACTTGATCTTCGAGGTGAAGTAGCCGCCGACGGACTGCGCGCCCTTCATGGCTTCGACCTTCTCGATGGGCACGTCGCTGTAGGCGTGCACGGCTCCTCCGGGGAACTGGATGTGGAGCTCCCGCTTGTCCGGGTCGTAGGCATAGCCGGTCATCGCCGAGGATTTGATGGGGGTGAGCTCGGGGTGCTTCATGGGTCAGTCCTTCCTGGAGCCGTCGGCGATCCCGTGCGTCGCGATGGCGAGGAGCCCGAGCGCCCGGCTCGATTCCTTGCTGGCGTTCCAGAAGCCGAAGTCGGTCCCGTCGTGCCAACAGACCACCACGTCCTGCAGCACGCAGCGGCCGGCGTCGTGCTCGCGCAGCATGTGGATCAGCAGATCACGAGGCGACCACTTGTCAGCGGCCTCAGCCTTGAGCGCGCGGCGTTCGCCTGGCGTCAGCGGCTCTTTACTGAAGTCGTGGTCATCGGCCATTGAAGATCTCCTCCCAGGGTTTGTCGCCGTGGGCCTCGAGGCGCGCGCATTCCGCATCGAACCACTTCTTCATGCCCGGCCAGAGCATGTCAGGGTGGATCGACTGGGTGATGACCTTCGTCATGACGATCCCGGATTCGTCGGCGAGCGCGACGGCGGTAAAGTCCTCTCCCCCCGCGACGTCGACGGCCAGGACCATGGGCGAGCGCGACAGCGTGATCGCCGCAGGCGCGGCGGCGGCGGCGGCCAGCAGCCCCAGGAATCCACGGCGAGTCGTCATGAGAACCTCCGTCGTCTGTGCGGCAGCCGGCGCGGGCCGTCGCCTTCATGCCCGAACCGCTCGGCGTACCAGGCGCGGAAGGTGCGGATCAGGAAGGCCTCGTCCTCGTGCTCGATGAGGAGGTCCAGCCAGACCACCGCGTTGATCTGGCGTTCCCATGTGACGATCAGCATCCGGCTGGCGGTCGGCACTTGGTCCAGGGCCAGGAGATCCGCCCGTTGGCCGCTGGGCTCCATGCGAAGGAGCGCCTCGAGCTGCAAGACGTGCAGATGCCGGCGCGGCTGGTTCTCGGGCGCGTAGTCGCTGGCCTTGCGCCCGCGCAGGGCTGCGATCCGGGCGATGTCGGCCTCAAGCGCGCTCATCAGCCCATCGGATTTGCATGGCTGGAAAATGCCAGCTGATCGCGTTCCAGTTTCCCCATGTGATCCACGCTGTCGCCGGCGTATCATCCGTCGCTATCTGCCGGGCGAGCGCGAGGATTCGCACCTTTCCTTCTTCGTGGGTGAACCCGACGAAGTCGAAGGTGCGCCCGTCGGCCGTCTCGACGTAATAGCGGGCGGCGCTCATGTGAACTCCGGCCCGACGACGCTGAAGGTCCCCTCGATCGTGACGGGGCGCACCAGGCGGTAACGCACCGCGCCGCACTCAGGGTCACGCGTGACATGGAGTTCGCACGAAGCCATCGCGTGCTTGTGCTGGTTGCCGATGACGAGCTCCTTCGTGCCGGTCGCCAGCATCGCCTCGATCAAAGCTCCCAGCCTGATGCGCTCGCGTTCATCGTTCCGGATCTCGTGCTGCGCGGTCATGTCGCCCCCTGAGACGGCTACGCTAGCGTGAGCCGAGGCGACGGGAAAGCCCTACTCCAAAGCTTCTTCGATGCACTTCGCGACCCCCGAGAGCTTTTCGAGGCTGTCGTACTCGGTGGTGACGACGGCGCCGAGCAAGTGGAGCTCGAGTGAGTACCTGTCGGCTGATTTCCAGGTCTGCAGGGCGACGAACTTCGCCGGGTCGAAGATCAGGTGCGGTGCGCCGGCCAGTTCGATCACCACGCGCCCGTAGGCGATGCGGCGGCTAACTGTCACGCGTGACATCGCGTGGTCCAAGCCCGAGCGCCCAAGCGCGCATGTCGAGCGCGGTGGCGAAGGTCTGCTGTTCGAACACTTCGCCGGATCCACGGCAGGTCGGGCACTCCCTGGCGACCATCAGCACCATCGCGAAGTGGCCAGAGCCGTTGCACCAGGGACATGGCACAACGCGCAGGATAGGCTCTTCCAACAGCAGAGGACTGGCCATCCTATCGCTCCCCGTCCTTCTTGGTGGTGGGGGCGTGCAGGACGCAGCCGAAGTCCGGGCCCACGATCATCCCCCAATCCTCGTCGTTCTCGACCAGCACCTCGTTTAGGGCCAGTTCATTCTGCTCCGCATAGGCTGGCCCATATCCGCGCTCCCATCGGGTGCAGGAGCCGTATGGCGGCCGGCGGTGGGGAGGTGAGCCGTCGCCCAGACGAAAGTGGCCGCAAGTGCTGCAGGTGGACGCCATCACCCCGCCTCCCCTTCACCCGTCTTGGCGCGGTAGGAGGCGAGGGCTTGGCGAAGGGCATCGTCGGCCTTGTGCAGAGCATCCGCTGCCAGCAGTTCGTCCCTGCCAGCGTAAATGAGCAGCTTCATGGCGGGAGGAATTGCAGCACGCGCCTTTTCAGCCGCCTCAACCAGCCCGGTCACGTCGGGTTGAGGTTGGGCCAGGGCGGCGAGGATACGGTCGATGCGGGCGTTCGTCTCCGCTGCGAGGTCAATCTGCTGTTCGGTGTGACAGTCTCCCTCGTCTGGACGCGCCTCTCCCAATTGCGTCGCCAGCCACGCCGCATCCTCCCCGCTCAACCCTCCCGCTGGAGAGGGGGTGCGGCGGTTCCAGAGACGCGCTGCACCTTCTGGCGTTGTATGTGTTGGGCCGCACGCCGCGCAGTCCTCGCACTCAACGAAGCGATGGCTGATGACGTTTTCCAAGTTGGTCGAATAGGAGAGACTTACATTGTCGCTCTCGCAATGAGGGCACGCCTCCAGCTTTTCGCCTTGGTCAGTCATTGATCAGTCTCGGAATTCAGGCGGATATGCCGAGTAATACCCGGCTCCTTCATCCGCTCAGGATGGTTGGCGCGAAACTCGGCGAACTCCTCTATCCGGTCTTGAACGGCCCGCCAGTGGTGGTCGTCTTTCACCAAGCTCTGGTAGTAGTTCAGCAGAGCTTGGGTATGCCGGTCGCGTGCTCGGAATAGGATCACGGGTTCATCGTCTGGGATCGCCTCACCGGACACGCGGTTGACAAAGGCCTTGCGCTCTTCGTCCCAGCGGAACTTACGGTCCTCGCTCACGGCTTCGTCTCCTGTTGGGGCGGGGCGGGAAGGGGTTGCCAGTATTTCGGTCGTGCATAAACAGGAAATCTACTTTCCGCGCCACTAGGCACCGCGTTACCTAGGAGGTTGAGCAGTTGCCACGACTGCTCAACATGATCGTAATATAGCACTTCCGGTATTTGGTGGAGACGGTCATAAAAACTACCGCCGTCACGCACCCAAAGTAGCCACCCCAATTGCTGCGAGCGCGAGCCGTGATCATTGTATTGATCAGCGTCGATATTTACTCGTGTACAAAGATACCACCCGCTTTTGCGCGGCAGCTTATGCGCCACACTTACCCAACCGTCATTGCGAATTTGGTCTGCGTGGTAAGCATTAACTTGAGTTGGTGGGTGATAATGGGGTTGATCGAGTCCGCAGATTGGGCACTCAAACGTGCCTTGAGGCTCAGATTGAGCTAGCCCCTCGGCGCCCGCTGGTTTGGGCTTCGGCGCGCCCCCGAAAGCTTTCCGGTAAGCCTCCATGAAGTCGTCAGAGCCGGGCGCTCCGGGGAGCGGTATCCTTGGCCCCTTGCAGCGCCGGAAGTAGTATCGGACCTGGCCGTGCCGGTCGATGAAGCGGTCAACGTACTTCAAGCGGATCGTGGCCATTCCAGGGCTGCGTCCCAATCGCTTTCGCCGGGCGACTCTTGTCCCTGGCCGGCGAGGCTATCGAACGCCGCATCAAGTTGATAGCGGTCCCAGATCACGAGGCGGTCAATGCGCTTGGGCTTGGGCATGACGCCACGGCTCACAAGCTCATCGAATTTGGATGGGGACACGCCGACATAGGCCGCCGCCATCTCACGGCGCAATCCGCGCGGCTCGACCTGGCGACCATGAGCGCTCACGGCTTCTCGGGCTCCCCGGTAGTGGGGTTGGCGAGGTCGAGGAGGACGTCGGCGTGACATGGCGAGCCGGGCTTGCACCAGCAGGCGAGCGACTTGCCTTGGAGGAACGACGGGCTTGGCGGCGCACCAGGGCACAGGACCGCCTCAAACAGCGGGTGTCTGACGTGCTGGCCGATCTGATAGCCGAGTTCGCCACGCATCCAGCGACGGTAGCGGTCCACAGCGCCTTCGGCGGTGATCTCCGGGCCGATCTCCACAACGTCGCCGCTGTGCAACTTCACGCGGCCAGGACCGACGAACCACGGATTGCCCCAGCCCGTCGCGCGATCCACCTTCACGGTGTTCGGCGGCATCTTCCAGCCGCGCTTTCGGCTGAGCTGTATCCTGACCGGCCTATCCACGATCTTCCTCCACTGAAGGAGGGGCGGGGAGGAGCGTCTTGCCGGGCTTGTTAGTGGGGCGCCAGCCGGCGAACTCGCCAGCGATCCCGTGCCACGTCCAGCCGCCGCCATTGTGGTCGATCCACTGGGCCAGCACCACCTCGACCCACCGCAATTTGTCGTCGCCCTTGGCGTAGCTGTAGTTTTGATGGACGCAGCGAGCCCAGATCGGCGTCCCGTCTCGCGGCGCTTCTGACATGGGCCGCCATCCCCCTTCCTTACAGACAGCCCGCGTGATTGTGTCTGTATTGGCCGACGTGAGAAGGGCGATGATGGCGAGCTTGGCGTAGTCTTGGCCGGTGAGGATCGCCCAATCGGACGCATCGTCCCAAGGCTGACGACGCAGGCCGTCCATGAAGCCGTCGTGCCACGCTTGGGCCAGCGCCAGCGCTTCCTTCAGCATCGGGTCCTCAGGCTTCCAGCCTTCACGGGCCAAGCGAGCAGCTTCAGCGGCGATTTCCCTAATGACCTGCCGGTCCATCATACGGGCGCCCAGCTTGATCCGAGCGGCCTCGTCAGCTCGGGCTAGGTCCAGTTCGTCGTCGGTCATGGTTTCCTCCTCTTCGAAAACGGCCGGCTCTGCATGGGCCGGTGGCCCTGGTCGAAGCCTCGGGACGGGATCTTGCGCCGCGGCTCCTTGCGCTCGGCGCCGACCCGCATGGTGGCCTGGCGCTTCTCCTTGGCGCGCTGGCCTGCTTCTCGGCGCGTCTTCGGCCCGTGACAGTCGGAGCATCGCAGGCGGAGGTTCGAGGGCCCGAAGTAGGCGCGGCGCTCAACCCAGGGCAAGTGCGTGGTGCGCCAGAGCGGGACGGTGTGCTCGAGCTCTACGCTCAGGCTGATCTCGACTTCGCACCAAGGGCCCACGCACTCGCCCACGATCGGGCCGCCCTTCGTGAACCAATCCCGCCAGGGATAGGTCTGGCACCGGCGGTTCATGACGTGCTGATTGCCGCGCACGTGGAGCGGCTGCTCCCTGCAGTCCCAGCACCAGGGCCCGTCGCGATCGAGCACGAAGGCGTACTGCACCTCGCGGCGCGAGTGGAGCAGGATCTCAAAGGCGCAGTCGGGTTCGGCGCCGCGGCCATCGTGCTTGGTGCGGTCCTTGCGGCCCTCGGTGATCGGGTTCGCGCACCAGCGGCAATGGCGGTCAGGGACAGCCGGAAGGCGGAAGGAGCGAATGTTGGTCGTCATGAAGGTCCGTGGCTGACCTAGTAGCCAGTGTGATCGTCCCGGCTTTCAACTCCACCGTAGTCGGGGCGCTCCCAGAAGTCATCTTCGTTCTGCTGGATGTCGACCAGCGCAGGCGCGAAGTACTCCACCATGCCGTATTGAAGGGCGTCGTGAATGTGGCTGTACTCGTTCTTCTCGGGCTTTTCGCTGTAGCGCTCGGGGCCCGCCACCTGGAGCCGCCGGCGGTGATAGCCGCCCATGAAGCCCTTGCGGAGCATCCTGCAGCGCGGGTGCAGGATGAAGCTCGGTTCGCCGCCTGGTGCGAGGCGCAGCGGGCGGCGCACCGATTCCTGGCGCAGCGTGGGCTCTTGTGAGCGCGCGGCCTGGATGTTGATCCCCTTGGCCTGGAGGATGTCGAAGGCGCTGCGCTTGTCGGTCTCGTGGCGGTTCTCGCCCGCCGGATCGCCCCAATCCTCGATCTGAACCTGTCCCTTGAAGGCCCGGGCACAGTGATCCAGCACCACGTCCCCGAATTCGTCGACGCTCATGTTGTCGGAGGTGAGCTCGTCGAAAGTCAGCCATTGCCCTGTCGGAAGAATCTGGCTGAAGGCGCAGGCAGGGGTGAGACCGAAATCCCATGAGCGGATCACCGGACGTCCCGGCACCGGGTCGGCCTTCCGGCAATGGAACGCGTCGTTGTACTCGGGGTAGACGAGCTTGCCCTCGACGATGAAGCCATACTTCCCGTCGACGTAGATCTTGTTCCACTCGGCCGCCTTGCCGGTCGAGAGGTTGGTGTAGTAGCGCCGGCCGCCAGGAAGGTTGCTCAGGTTCTCAGCGCCCGCCTCCAGGCCCCCTGGCTGCTTGAACAGCCGCGCGAAGCCCTTGGGGTGCTTCATCTCCTCGAAGAATTTGTACCACTTCGAGTCCGCATCCGGCGGGTTGGTGTCCATCCACAGGCCGTACCAGAAGGGCATGACGCAATCGCGCTTGGCGGGGTAGCGCCCCACGCGGCCCTGGAAGGCGTCGATCACCGCCCAGGGCACCTCGCGGGCCTCGTTGATCCAGCCGCCGGTGAGCTCGAGCGACAGGAGCTTCTTCACGTCGTCGGGCCGGTCCAGGGCCAGGAAGACGAGTTCGATCTCGGTCTTGTCGAAGGCCTTGATGACGTAGCTGTGCTTGTTCTCGACGTAGCGGCCGAAGTACTGCGGCGGGAACCATTGGAAGATGGTCTTGATCGTGGTGTCGCGGAGTTCCGGGTAGGTGTTCCGCACGACGCCCCAGCGGGATCTGCGCCAGCCATCGACGCCCACCGGATGGGCGAGCCCGCGGTTCACGATCTCGACGACGCAGCCCGACGACTTGCCGCTGTTGCCGGTGATGAAGATCGTGTCCGCGCATCGGGCGACAAAGAACCCCGTCGGCACGATGAAGCAGTACTTCAGGCCGTCGTAGGCGCCGAAGCGGCTGATCTTGGTGGTATCGACACGCACTTGAGCGCGGTTCTTCGGGTTGTCCGAGGTCCGGATGTTGACCGAATAGCTGTCGCGCCACTCCTCGTTCTCATATTCCGTCCGGTGGATCGCTGCGCGGCGGCCGGTGGCGTGCGCCGCGTACTGGATGAAATCCGCATCGGCCTTGTGAGTGGTGAAGTAGCGAACCTCCTCGTGGTCAGCCAGGCCGTCCCAATGGGACATCTCGTCGAGCACGACGCTCAATTCTCGGCGAGAAGCGGTCCACCAGCGTTCGTCGAAACGTTTGCCTCGGTAGGGCGGATAGAACACGAACAGCGTCTCGTCTGGCCGGCGGGGATAGACGCGCTCGGCGAATTCGATCCCGAGGCGTCGGAGAAGAGCGCGGCCGCGCTCCTTCTTTCGCTCTTTCCGCAACGTCACCACCGCCTGATTGCCCTGGCGCGTGTAGTGCCCATCCGCGTGCATCATGACGGCGAAGCGGATCAGGTCGTCGCTCATGCCCAGCCCGTGCCCATCCGGTCCGACGAAGGTGGTGGGAATCGTCCGCTTAGAAGGGTGGCGCGCGATCTCAGCAGCCGTGCTCACGCTGAAGCGACCGGTCCAGTTGTAGTGGGGCACGCGATGCTCACCTGACAACTGCATGACGAGCGAGCCGCTGTCGAACTCGATGAACTCGGTGCAGGGGAGCACGATGTGTTTTGTCGGTTCGACGAACTCGATACGTCCGTCCTCGTGCCACTGCGCAACACGGTCGCCAGACTGGTAGTCGCACATGCGCTTCCACCCCGCCGGCGTCAGGAACTCGGTGTCGAACGGCAGGCATCCAAAGGGGCCCATCAGCCCGCGGATGAAGCTGTCGTCCTCGCTGAACCGCTCGATGGTCGGGCAGTCGCGGTAGTCGTAGCGGACGTAGTGCGGTTCGGTCATGAGCGCCGCGCCCAGCGCCGCGCCTTGCGCTTGCCGTTGCGGCTCAGTGGGGCCCCGGGTTTGGCGTAGATCGACGCGAGATAGATCACCTCGCAGGGGTACGGCCAGCGGTCGCCCTTGAGGTTGTTGCAGCTCTTGTGCGCCAGCAGGATGTTGGCGTCCGCGCGGCCGCCCTGGACACGGGGGAAGACGTGGTCGCGTGATGGCGCGCCCGAGTTGGAACCGTGGAGCTCCAGCGCGCCGCGCGCGAAGCGATCATCGCACAGGTAGCACCCATGGTCCTGGCGGTGGAAGATCTGGCTCTTGGACAGATTGACCGCCATTCCGATCATGTCACACGTGACAATGCGCCAGGCGTCGAGCGCCCGTTGCGCAGCCGTGTTGAAGGTCATGCGGACAGTCAGGGGAAGGGCTCCAGATCTTCCACCGGTGGGCTCAGAGCGCCTCGGTCAACAGAGGCTCGAAACACAGGCGCATGTATAGCGTGCCGTCCTCCTCGAAGGCCGGCGTGCAGCGCCAGATGAGCGCAGCTGGTCCATTGATCTCCGCGCGCATGCGTCTGGCGAACCGGATGCTGTCAGCCACCATGTCGAGCGGGGCGACAGGGGGCCAGCCCTTTTCGCCTTCGACTTTCGGCACGCCGTTTCTGATCACCGTGAAGGCGGTATGGTTCGGCGTGAAGGCCGTCAAGGAATAGAGGGGAGGCCCTTCGACCAACTCTTCGATCGCCTCTTGGCACCACTTCGCCAAGCTGGCGAGCTTGGCGTGGCGAACCTGATTGCTCTCCCCGTATGCGGTATTAGCCGACCGATGAGCAGTACCGTCGCGATCTCGGTAGTCCCGAGTGGGCGGAAATCCTTGGCTCATGGATCACCCGTTGATGATGGTGGGCTTCTTGCGGTGCAGGGCGCAGCCGGCCTCGGAGCGGGGCAGCCGCGGGCGCAGGACCGCAATGGCGGGGCCATTCGGTCCCATGCCGACGATGGCGGGCGTGGGGGGCAGGCCCCGGCACTCGATGACCTTGAAGTCCTCCGGGACCATGTGGGCGAACTCGCAGTTGCCGCAGGCGACCGCCGGGATGGGCGCCTCGGGCTTGCCGGCGAGGGAGGAGTGGTTCAGCGCGGTGGTCTTGGTGTTCATCGGATCTCCGATCAGAAGGGGCGCCGCTTTTCCCGGCGCCGCGGCGGGTTCTCGGTGTCACGCGTGACAGGGTGTGACGCGCGCCAGAGTTCGTGACGGACGATGCCCTCCATCGCGAAGGCGAGGGCGATGGTGGCCAGGGCGACGCACGCGCCGATCCCAACGCTGTTCCAGAACTGCGCGGTGCCGCTGAAGGCCGCAAGGCCATAGAGGACGCCGGCGACGTATCTCATAGCCGCACCACCGTGTCGTAGAGCGCCCAGGACGCGTCCAGAGCCGCGCGCCATTTGCTCGCGAGCGCTTGGTCGCCCTTTTCCAGCGCTCGGGCATAGAAGGTCGCCGCGCCCTCGATCTGGGTTCGTGACATGGGGAGATCCGCCTTGATCGGCTCGAGCGCCGCGATGGCGCGCCGGCGGCGAGTTCGATAGGCGGCTTGGCGCTCTGCGTTCGTCATCCTGCGCCCCTCTTCGTACCGGATCTGATGACCTGAAACACCACCGGCTGCGTGGGATCGCCCGCGTGCTCGATACGGTCCTGCCAGGGGAGCGAACCCTTGGCCTGCCCGCGGCGCCGATTGGTGAGCCAGATCTTCGACGCGCCCGGTTCAGGAGGATAGTGCTCGGTGAAGCGGGCGCGGATGATCTTGCCCTCGTGCTGGAAGATCTTCTCGGCCGAGTGTGAGTAGCCGATCGCGCGCTGATAGAGGCCGTGGGCGACATCAGCGTCCGCCTCGGTCTTCCCGCGCGCGAGTTCCCGGCCAAAATGCGGGTGCTCGCTCTTCCATCCGTTGAGCGTCGCCTCGTCGATGCCGATGACCTCGGCCATCTCGGACTCGGTGCATCCGAGGAGGGCCATCTTGAACACGGCGAAGGGGAGGCCGTCGTGATAGAGGGGCGGACGGCCTGGTCCTGAGGGACCGCCGGTGCCGGGCGTTTTGGGTCGCAGTAGTCCCGGGCCTGAGGTTTTACGCTTCGTGACCATGTTCCTGCGTGCCTGGTTCCTGGGCGCGATGGAGCCGTGGTGACATAGTTCGCCGAGATCGTCCACGGCGGAGGCTGTTGATCTTTACAGCTAAGCCGCTCATGGTGGGCGCGCCATGCTAGAGGAGACGCTCCATGGGTCGGTCTGGACACAATGCGCTGGTCGGGATGGTCGGCGCCGCGGTGTTGCTGGTCTTCGTGCCGATCGCCGGCGCGGTGGGCGCCCTGATCAAGGCCGAGGCCGTTCACATGGCCCGGAGCATCGCGGCGGCGCACCGCTGATGGCCGTCGAGGAACGGCTCGATCTGACGCTGCGTATCTACCAGGAGGGCGTGATGGTGGCGCACCGCCTCGTCAGCCGGGAGACCGCCGCCGAGCAATTGCTCGCGCTGGTGAAGGAGCAGATCAGTGGTGACCTGTTCGTGCCGCTCGTGATCCGGGTGGATCCGGTCCAGCGCGTCACGATCCAGGACTGACGGTCACGCGTGACGGGGCCTAATTCAGCCCACCCCGGACCACGAAGTCACGCGTGACATCCGACATCCACGTGCCATCGGGGAGGGGGCCGGCGACGAACCGCGCGGCGTCTTCCCAGCGGTGCACCGCGTTGCCGAACTCATCGAAGAGGTTGGTGACGGAGACGGTGACGTCGTCGAGCACGATCTTGTAGTGCGCAGCGAGATCCGGATCCGTCACGACGCGCGCTTCTTGCGCTTGCCCTTCCGGAGCTTCGCGCGGGCTGCGGCCTTGATCTTGTCTTCGACGCCCTTGGAGATGTTGCCGGCGCGGAAGCTGCGTGTCGCCCCGCCGATCGCGAGGCGCGCGTGCTTCTTGTCGCCGATCGGGAAGGACTTGTTGGGCCCGGCTTTCTTGCCCGGCACCTTGGACGGACGGAGGGCCATCTACTTCCCCTTTTTCTTCCGCTTCTTGCCCTTGCGGTCGAGGGCGCGCTGGCCGGCGACATCGGCCTTTCTGTCCTGCGGCGAGCGCTCGTACTGCTTGAGCGACATGCCGAGGCGCTTCGAGTTCTTGCGGTCCTCGCGCTGGTCAGCCTTGGACCCCTCGAAGCGCCTGGCTTTCGCCATCAGAGCTTGCCTTCCCGGCGGTGGTGGTCGTGGCCTCTCGGGCCGTGGTCGGGGGCGGCCTGGCGGGCGTGGGAGCCCTTTCCGCCGCCCATGCCCGGCGGGATCCCCCGGGCGCTGTCCTCGAGCTCCGGCTTGCGCCCCGTGTGCGCCACGGCGTCGGGGTGCATGGCGTCGCGGGTGGGATACGGATCCACGCCGAAGTTGCCCTTCTCCCCGGCGCCGGCCATCTGCTTGTGCTGGCGGATCGCCGGCTGCTCCACCTTCTTGCCACCGAACATAGCTTGACCTCCTGAAGTGAGCGTGAGCGCTCGGTCCGCTGGCGATTCGATAGCACGATTTGCGGGTTTCCTCGCCTGCCGGTGCGCGCTAGCGTAGCCGTGCTGGCTAGCCACGGAGGAACAGCATGGCCCAGGTGATCAGGAACGAAGACCTCGAAGCTCTGGAGGCGGCGGGCAAGGAGCTCTTCGACCTCGCGATGTCGATGGCGGAGCGCTACACGCTGCTGGACGTGTCGGTGGCGCCTGAGGCCAACGAGGTCGCCGTGAAGGTCCAGGCGCTGGTGCTGGCCGCGAACGGGCTGCTCACCGGCGCGGCCCAGTCCGAGGGCATCACCATTGTGGGCCTCGGAGCCGCCTGTGGCTGCGCACTCGGCAAGTGCATCGGCGACCGCCGCGTGCTCTTCGCCGGCTTTCAGGATCAGTTCAAGCGGGCGTTGGACGAGGTGCGGGAGGCCGACAGGCCCAAAGGCACGGCTTGACCTCCGGTTGTGGCGTGCTACGGTCAAGCTGCCACGACGACTCTGGTGCCTATGCTTAGCAATGCGACGCGGCGGCCGGACTGTCTCCATACCTCGGCGACGATGGCCGCGTGTATTTGAAGGGGGCGGCTCAATGAAACGTTGGCCACGCTATGCGCGGTGGATCGCTCAGGCAAAGTTGGAACGCCTTTATGACCTATGGGCAGCTATGCGCGGCCGCTGCCAAAGGCCAACTGACGCAGCTTTTCACAATTACGGGGGTCGCGGTATTCGCATATGCGAGGCGTGGTCTGATTTTCGCCAGTTTTCGGTGTGGGCGCTCGCCCATGGTTACGCGAGAGGGCTTACGCTGGAGAGAGAAGACAACAGCGGCAATTACGAACCGGAAAACTGCCGTTGGGCAAGTCGACGAGACCAAGCCAGAAACCGTCGCAACAACCATCGCCAGCTCGACGGAAGCCTTTGGATTGATGTCGCTTCCGCCAACGGAATCATACCCGAAACCTTTCATTCTCGCGTATCGCGGGGATGGACGGCAGAGCGTGCGGCAACCGCGCCATTGCGGCCAGTAGGCGCGGCCCTAAAGCGGGAGGGCGCGTGATGGCCCATGGGCGTCGAACCGGCCGAGGCACCACGTTCTCCGACGTGCGCCGGGGCAACGTCACGCGTGACGATCCGCAGATCGGCTATTCGCGTTCGGCCGGCGCTAGCTCGCGCCTGACGCAAGCCGAGTTGATCGCGCTGCAGATGCGGGGTGACCGAAAGCGCGACGCAACACCCGAGCGCAAGCCGACGCTTCGGCGCTTTTCGTGGGAGGACAGTGATGCGTGAGCCTCGGTGGTTGCGACAGACTCGGGCTATGCTTTCGGCAGAGGGATGGGCGCTCGTCGCCGTCGCCCTCGGCGTGGTCTCGGTCGTTCTGGCTCTGTGGAGGTCCTACGGATGAGGGAAGACGATCCTCTGTGGTGGACGGCCGGCGCGTGGAAGCACACGGGCCGGATCCTGATGTGCTTCGCGCCGGACATCTTCGTGGCGTGCCAGCGCCTTCGGGCAGCTCCCTGCTACGTGCACCAATGCTCGACGCCCTACCTCCTCAAGCTGGCCGGCGAGCGCGGCGACGATGAGGTGTGGGAGCAGCACGTCGAGACCTTCCCGAGCGTCTACGACCAGTTCCGTCGTCCCGGCTTCACGGGGTGGGACTATCAAGCGATGGAAGACATGGGGTTCGACGTAAGCTAAGTTGCTCGCGCACCACCTCCTGGGACACCCCTTAGCCCGACCTCAACGGTCGGGCTTTTCTTTTGATCCGCAGGCGCCGGCAGCTTGGCGTCGCGCAGCGCTTCACGCGCGCTTCGGGGCGAAGAGATCTGGTTGGCGGCGCCAGCGCTCTAAGCGCGGGATGGTGTCCGCGAACCTAGAGGCGCTGGATCCGTCGATGCTCGTGGCGCCGGCCGCGTGCGCCATCCGGAACCGCCGGCGGGTGTTGACTCGGGCGACGTGATACCAGCAGCCAACCTCCGCGCAGAACGCGCCCCAATCGCTCATGCGGCCCTCTTTCCAGGCCGTCGAGCCACCAAGGAAGATGCCGACGTTGCCGCCGACGTAGGGTCGCAAATCCTCTGGCTCCATGCCGTCCTGCACGGCGATCAGCACCAGATCGCAGATTGAACGCACGCGGTTGGCCCAGCGCAGCGAGAGTTCGAGGCTCGCGCGGCCGCCGGCGACGATATCAGGGAGGACGATCCAGTCCGCGCCGGCGCCGAGGCGCTCGATCAAGCGCTCATAGGCCTGGTCGTCGAAGCGCTCGCCTTTCTGGAAATCGCTCCACGCCCCGGAGTCCAGGCAGTACCTGAAGCCCTCGGTGCGCCATTCGCCGGCGCGGCTCACCAGCAGTCGCCAGCCGGCGGCGCGGAGGGCGGCGAGGTTACGCCGCGTGCCTGTGCGGCTGGCATAGCAGATCATCGCCAGAACTCGGCGCCCATTCCCTCGGCTGCCCGCTCGAGCACGATCCCGATGCACTGCGGGCCCAGGGCGGTGAGGAAGGCCTTGGCCATGTTCTCCGAGGACCAGAGCTCCGGCGGCAGGTCGTAGCCACGGTGCGGCTCCAGTACGTGCCACAAGCGCTTCTTCAGGTCACGAGCGTCAACGAAGGCCGCGGCGCTGAAGTAGGCCGTCACCTTCCAAACGTGGGAATGGCGACCTTCCTGCCCGGCCGGATCGGTGTGGAAGGCGAACAAGCTATCCGTGACGAAGACCCGGGGCGTCATTCGAAGAGCTCCAGTTGGGGCCGGGCGCCAACGGTGCGCAGTCGGGGCAGGCGACCGACGAGGTGCTCGATCGCGGCTTCGATCTCGAGCATCTCGAGATCCAGGCGGTCGAGCAGAGTCTGGGCCATGCCGACTGGCACGCGCTCATTGGAGAGTTCCTTCACGGCGTTGTACCGCGCGGCCTCGAGCCAGCTGAGTTCCTCGCGGAGGATGCGGAGGGCGCTGTTCATGCCACGTCACCCGCGCACCAGAGGCCGCATTCGGCGTCGTGCTCGTCGTCGTTGAGTTCATCGAACAGGTGGGGCTGCTGGGCGACCTCGCGCGCCAGATCGGCGTAGCTGTATTCGGTGACGAAGCGGGAGCCGGTGGCCGTGGCCTTACCTAGCGCGCCGATTGCGCCCTCTTGTTGCTCCCACCACTCGGACATTCCCGGGTTTTCGCGGATCAACGCTGAGCGTTTGGCGCGAGACTTGAGGAAGCAAAGGTCGCAATTGCCCTCATAGGATCGCAGGTCCAGGTCGAAGGGCTGCTCGCGCCAAAAGGCCAGAACGTCGCGCTCGGTCGCCCCCGCTTTCGCGAGCGGCATGGCCGTCCTCCAACGCTCTTTTCCGGTATCGTTAGCGGCGAGCGCTTTCCACACGCGCCACATCTCGTCGGCTCGCAATCCAACGGCGCTGATCCAGTGATCCCAGCCCAATGAGCGCGCGAAGTCCCGCATCACACGCACCTTCAATTCCAGGGTGCAGAAGCGAGTTACGGCGTTCGGCAGGTAGCCCTTTTTGGCGATCAGGCCCGCGAAGGGCTCGCCGGATCGCGCTGCGGAGTTGAAGCCGACTTCCTCGAAACAAGGCCTGGCGTCGCGCCACTCCAGCCAGTGGACCTTGACGCCCCAGCGGCTCCCGCACTCATGCACGAACCGCAGCGTTTCCTCGCGCTCCTTGCCGGTGTTGGCGAAGGCCACGACCACGTCGGGCGGAAGCTCGCCGCCATGCGCCTGGAGGATGCGCCAGAGCATGTAGGCTGAGGTCCGGCCGCCGCTGAAGCTGATCAGCGCCGGGCCTTCGATCAGGAACGGATCGCTCACGAAAACGCCTCCGGGTCGATCTCGCCTTCCTCGGCCGGCCAGATCGTCGGCCCCCCCTTGTCGCGCGCATCGAAGTCCGGATTCTGGCGGCGCAGATGGTCGACCATCGTCGCAGTGATGTGCAGACCAGGCGCGAAGGTCACAGGGTTCGGCGGGAGCGCCGCGCGCTCGGGCTTCGAGGCCTGCACGTGCTCGGCGAACTGCGCGGCCATGTTGCGGACGCTTTGGCGGGACGCTTCGGACGGAATCGCGCGGGCCGCGATCTGCGGCAGAGCGAGGATCTCGTGCCTCGCAAGCTGCGGGCGAGCGTCGATGAGGGCGCGCTCCTCGGCGGCGCGGATCGCCTTCATGGCGATGTAGTAGGCCGTCACCGCCGGGTTGGCCACGGTGCGGGCGAGTTCGCGGAGCTTCCCGGGTTTGGGCAGGAATTCGCTATCCGGCATCGCGGCCCACACTCGCATACCCATCTCCAGCGCCGGCAGCGGCACGTCGGCCAGGGACTCGACGTAGGGCGCCCAGAACATCGCCCACTGGCCCTGGCTGCGCTCGGGCTGCGGATAGACCTCGGTGTAGGCCAGGATCACGCGCCGGATGCCCTCCTCGCCGGCCGGCTCGCTCGCCTCCCGCTTCAGGCGCTCAAGATGGCCCTGAACCTGTTCGACCATCAGCGGGTTTGCGGCGATCTCGGCGATTGCCGAGTCCTCGTCACGTGGGGCGGCGGACAGAAGCGAGTGTAGGCGCGGCGACAGCGCGCCGGAGGTTGTCAAGGCGGCTGTCGGACTTAGGGGTTGGTCGTCCATCGCGGGTCTCCGTCGTGGCAAGGTGCGTGTAGTGGCCTTCGAGAAGGCGCTGATAGGATTTCGGCTGCAGCATGAAGTCCAGGTCCGCCCGCCACCGGCGGTCGTTGTAGCCGTGGCACCAGGGCGAAGCCCGCAACCGGTCGAGCGCCCTGTACCAGCGGTCCGGCGTCCCGTTCAGCCGCAGCTTGAGCTTCCGGCGCCGCTCGTCCGTCAGCGCATTGGCGATCGGGAGGCCGAGCTCGGCGGCGAGTTTGTTGTACGCCTCGAAGGCGTCGCGGACAGGATCTGGCGTCGGCAGAAGCGCCGTGAGCTCCAAGGGCGTTCGTTCGGGTTCCTCGGCCCCAGGGTCGCCGTACATCGCATAGGCCAACGCGCTGTCGTCGGCGAACGCCGAGGACTGAGCAGACTCCGAAGGAGGCTGCGATAAATCTTCCGGAGGAAGAGGTGAAGGTGAAGGTGAAGACGCGCCCGCGTGTGTTTCGTTTTGCTTTCCATTTGGTTTTTTCGGACGACCGCCTTTTGCACCAGCAGCGGTCCGCGTCGCGCTAAGGCTACGGGCCTTTTCCAATTCAGAAACAACGCGCTGGTGATAGAGGCCCGCCTCATCCTGGCGGAAGAACGGGAGGATCAATGGCCCGATTTTTCGACGCCAAATCGTGCGAGAAACTTTCGCTGTCCGCGCAAGAAAATCTTCATCGGCGGGAAGCCTTCCGCCTCTTATCCAGCAGGCCATGATCAGCAGGAGGTAAGCCCCGTGTTCCGCTGCTTCGAGGTGCATGGTGTCCCGCAGGTAGTCCGCGACGTAGAACGGCATCCACATGTCCGAGCGGCGCGCCATCAGGCCACAAGCCTGTGGGCAACGTCGCTTCGGAAATCAAATGTCTTGGAACCGCAACGGTGGCGGATTACTTTACCCACAGATGTCCCCTCTGCATCAGGGTGATGTCGTGGACCTCCGCGTGTTTCGACGCTTCGGTCATGGCGGGTTGGGGATGGCTGTTCCCGACCCGCCAACCTACTAATCCTCCCGACCCGAGTCACCGTCAAGCCTGTTCGGCTCCTTGGACTTTCCGGCGCGCGATGGTAGGGGTTGGCCGTCGGTTGGGCGCGGGTCTCCCCCCACCGGCCGGGCCCGCGGGGGTGTCGTGGCAGACGCCCGCGGGCCCACCTTCGGCCGGGAAATTCAGCCTCGCGAACTCTCCGAAATGCATCTTCGCCGCTTCGTCATACGCAACTCCAGCTTCAGCCTCCGTTGCGAACAGCCCGAGTCCGATGCGGCGTCCATCGACCGTGATCCGCGCTCGCCATCCCGAGCCGTGCTTGCCGACGCCCTTCATGGGCACCTTGGGGCGCACGTTCTGTGAATTTTGGCGAGCGGTGGCGACCCGGATATTTGCCCGGCGATTGTTGAGCCCGTCACCGTCACGATGGTCATGGAAAACACCGGGGGCGGCACCGGTGAGGAACTGGTGAAGACGCTTCTTCACGTTCCCGCCGTTGTAAGCGTACACCAGGCCCGAGTCCGCTTTGACGGCGCACCAGTTCAGACCTTCGACTAGCGGAACGTCTGCCGCGTCAATCACCGCCGAATAGCCCTGGGTCAGTGGGCTATACGCCACGTCGCCGTCGATCCTGATGGGGCGGATTTTCTTGGTCCACGTCCGCTTTTTGAGCTTCATTGAACTTCTCCACTTCGTCGCCCCAGGAATCCCAACCGGACCGCTTCTGGCGAGCAAAAAGTTCCAGCCGCGGAGCGGCCGCGAGGCGCTCGATCATCTCGACGACGCAATCGGGCTTTCTGGAGTGCTCGCGGATCGGCGCGAGCCAGACGTTCCGCTCCGAGCGGCTCAACCAGGCCGGATGGCCGCGCGTGCCCACCAGGAGGATCTCGGCCGCGCCGCGGAAAATGTAGCCGGGCCCGAAGGCGAGCTTGCGGCCGGTGCTGGACTGCTTCGCCCAGGCGCCGCCGGTCTTGTACTCGAACCCCCACGCGGCCATGAGCTCGAGGGCCTCGGGCAGCATGGGGAAGGTCGCCCACATGAAGATGGCGCTATTCGCGCCGGCCAGCTGCGCCACCGGCATGGCCTTCAACTCCGCCAGGGTCATGCAGGGGTAGTGCGCCACGGGGTTCTTGGCCTCGCCCTTGGCGCTGTAGTTCATGAACCGCCAGGGCGGGTCGGCGTAGAGCGTCGCCCAGCCGCCGAGGGGGCGCTCGGGAAGGCTCACAGGGCATCCACGATGGCGATCATCTCGCCGATGTCCTCGACCACCGGCACAGCCATGGAGTTGCCGAGCGCCTTGTAGCGGGGTCCGTCCGGAGCCATGCCGCTGCGCCAGGGGATCAGGGTGTAGGACCGTGGGAACCCTTGAAGGGCCTCACATTCCTCGACGGTCAGTCGACGGACCGCGCTACCGCCCGATGCTGATTGAGCTTCACCGCAAGTGGATCGCCGTGCTTCTTGAAGCGCTGATAGTGCTTCTCGCAGAAGCCGAGCCCCTTCGCTGGCGCCCCACAGATCGTGCAGAAACCTTTCGGCCGGTGATGGCGAATATGGCAACTCCGACAGATACGCTCCAAGTTGCCGAGCGAGTTGTTCGTGTGGTTGCCATCCCTGTGGTGAACGTCCGTCGCTCCCGGCTTCCCACAGGTCTTGCACGGACCAGGAGGAACCAGCTTGCGAGCGTGATAGTGCGACGTTGACCAGCCCTCGCTGCGGGAAGGCCGCGCATCGAATGCGGCGGCCATGCACTTCTGATCGCAGAACTTCCGTCGGCCAAAATGCAGCAAGGATTCCAAAACCCCACTCGCAAAACGCTTCCTCTCCAGAAGCTTGGAGCAGTGCTCGCAGTGCTTTATGGGGTCCGGCTTGCGAAGAATTGGCATGGTTCACACCATATACTGATTTGCCGGTTCCAGTGATTAAATCCCCGCCGCGCGCGCTCGGGCGATTGCCGCCAGCCGTGACAGCCTGCGCGCGGTCACTCTCGCGGGCGTTGTAGTCCTTGTTGCTGTTCGACGGCGTGATGTTGAAAGCGACCGCCTGGTCATTCACGCCGGCGACGCCATGGCCGCGCGTGGTCGCGCCGGATTGGAGCGCGCCGACCACGAAAGTTTCGCTTGCAAAGTCGGTGCGGCCGTGCGGTCCACCATGCGCAGCGAGCGCAGCGGCCACGTCCACCGGCCCCGAGGTGCGGTTGCCGCCGAAAGCTTCGATCAGTCCTCCGTCGCAGTCGAAGTCGGTTCCGAGCCCGCCGCCTGCAGAGCTGCGGCTAGGGAGGGTGGGAGCGCTTTTCCCCGCTTCTCGGCGCGGCGCAGGATGCCCCTGCAGGCTGTGGCGCTCAAAAAGAACCGCTGCGGCACGTCGCCAGTCTCCAAGGTGTCCGACAACGAACACACGGCGGCGTCGCTGGGCCACTCCAAAGAACTGAGCGTCAAGCACTCGGTAGGCGAACCCATACCCGAGTTCGACCATGCCCCCGAGAATGGCTCCAAAGTCCCGTCCTCCGTTCGACGACAGGACGCCGGGGACGTTCTCCCAAACCAGCCAGCGGGGCCGCAGGCGGTCAGCCAGGAGAATATACTCGAGGGCCAAGTTGCCACGGTGATCAGCCAGTCCTTTTCGGAGGCCGGCGACGCTGAAGGACTGGCAGGGGGTTCCCCCAACGAGAAGGTCGATTGGCTCATAGTCCCCCGCTTGAATGGTGGTGAAGTCGCCGTGGAGCGGCACGTGCGCGTAGTGGTGGGTCAGCACCGCCCGCGGAAAGGCGTCGATCTCGGACATGAAGGCGCAGCGCCAGTTGCGCTTGCGAAAGGCGTACTCGGGCGCGCCAATGCCCGAGCACACGGTCCCGTAGGTGAACGGTCGATCCATCCGGCGTGGCTCCGGCTAAATGAGGACCGACGCCTTGGCCCCCCAGAGGGCAGCGTCGTAGCGTGAAGCTATAGCGGGCGACCTTTGTCGTAGCAAGCACATCCAGACGCCCACGCCGTCGGCCGCATCCTTCCTGCCGTCCGCGTCGGTGGTCGGCAATGCGACACCGAGCCGCTCGCCGTCATAAACGGCGACGGAGAACTTGTGGCCCCGCGGCGGCTTGTTGTGCCGGTGGTGCTGGGCGATGAAGGCCGCGGCCGCGCGGAGGGTGATGGGGCGGATCTCGAGGCTCACGCGACCTCAGCGACGGGCTTGTAGACGCGGGCGACGTGACTGCTGAGCACGAACGGGATTTTGGCGATAGCGGCACTGGCGGCCTTGCGCTTCGGCCCGCGTGACGAACACGACGCCACCGGATCGCGCGACCAGTTGCGGCCATCGGGGTTCTGGTTCGTGACCTTCTGACCGGGCGACCCGATCTTGAACCATGAACCGCCCGCGCTCTTGCGGCCCTCCAAGACGTGGCGTTCGACGCTCTCGCTCTGGAACGAGCGGCCCGAACCGTCGAACCGGAAGCCGGGGTTCTTGCGTGCCCGCTTGATGATCTGCGGCATCAGCGCGGGGACATCACCCCAGAGATAGAACGAGCCGTAGGACCACGCCGCCGGCCCGACCCACGGCTGGGCGCCGCGGACGTTCTCGACTACCATGGGAATGCGCTTCCCCTTGGCGGCGCTGGCTTCCCGCTGGATGCGGAATTGCGCGTCGAACAGGGCGTTGAGCGTGCGCAGCGCCTCGCCGGTCTCGTCTGCCCGGATCGCCGCCGCCTTGGCCTTCGCCCGCGTCCACGGCATCGCCATGTAGCTGTATTCGGTGCAGGGCGAGCTGCTGACGATCAGGTCGGCGTCCTTGAGCTCGGCGCCGTCGATCGTGAGCACGTCGCGCAGAAGCAGGCTATAGTGCTCGGGAAGCCCAAGGAGTTTCCGCAGTGGACGAGTCCGAACCCAGCGAAATCGAAGTGACGCCCGGGATGATTGCGGCGGGGATAGAGGCCTACTACGC